CTACGATCCTACCGCCTGGGGCATGGGTGGGGCAAAGTCAGATAATTTCTGGTTCAGAATGGCAATCTGATCCGAATTGTTATCCGACATCCATGCACCATAAACCTGATACACCATCTGCGCATTTGTGTGACCCATTTGCGACGCGATGAAGTTCGGGTTTGCTCCTGCGGTTAGCGACCAGCATGCATAGGTATGCCTTGACTGGTATGCTCTCCTGTAACGCAAACCTGATCGCCGCATTGCTGACTCCCAGCTCTGAGCTACAGAGCCAACAGCGTAATGGTGGCCGGCGATCCCGTTTGTGACAGTAGCCTGTGGGTTAAAGACAAAAGTGCAGGGGTGAGTGGTTGTCCGGCCATACTCCCGCAATTTCACTTCAACCTGATGCTGTTTACCGAGTCGCGTCATTTCCGCCTGGCTTTTAAGAACATCAATTGCCGGTTGGATCAGATGGATAACCCTGTCAGTGCCTGCATCCGTTTTTGGCAGTGTAAACTCCTTTGTCAGCGTATGATTCCTTCTGACCATCAGGGTTCCTGCCTTCAGGTCGATATCCTCCCACGCCAGCCCACACAACTCGCCATGACGCATCCCTGTATACACTGCCAGTGACCAGAAATTCTTTATCTGCTGGTTGTAACAGGCATCAATGAGTCTTACGAACTCGTCCCGGGTTAGCGGATCCGGAACGGACTTCGCCTTCTTCAGAAAGTCGATGCCATCAAACGGGTTCTTATTTATATACCCACTTTCGGTAGCGAACTGGAACATGAAAGACATCACCATCATGTAGTTATTCACCGTCCGTGCAGAGCGTCCTTTAACCGGCGTTCGCTGTCCTTTCTTCAGGGTGTGATACCCCGTCAAAAGCTCCTTCCTTATAAACAGCAAATCTTCCTGACTTACCGCCGACGCCAGTTTTTTCTCGCCAATCCTTGGCACCATATTCCTGACGATTGATTTGTACCGCGACAGAGCGTTAGTCGTTATCTCCATGCTTTTCAGGTCTAGCCATTTTTTAGCCAGCTCGAAAACGGTTATTTCCTTTCTGTCCTCGCCGAATCGCTGAAGGTTTGCAGACTCAGGAAATTGCGCTGCATAGTTAAAACGTCCTGTCTTAATGGCGTAGCAAACCGATGCGCGTAACTCTCCAGCCACCTTCCGATTCTTTGGCGTATCCAGAACGCCAAGGCTTTCCCTGACCCTGACGCCTTTATACATGAACCATATGCGGAGCGTTCCTCCATGGTTCTCAACGCCTGTTGGGTATGCCATTCTTCCCTCCCGACGTCCAAGAGCCTTAATAGGTTACCCTGTAATTTAATTCCGGGCACCAGGCTGTTTGGACGCTTGCTGTTCTATCCAGAGATTGATCGCCTCAGTGTTGTACATGCATTCACTGTTTGGCTTGGGCTCCCCGTCCGGTGATACGTGCAAATACTCACGGCCCAAAAACCATGACTCGCGCCGGGCCCGCTCAATAGTCCCGCGCTTCAGGCCTGTTACGGCGATAAGGTTTTGCTCGGTCACCCACTTATTGGGCACAAGCTGGATCACTTCGCTCATTGGTTATCTCCAGGCAAAAAGAAACCCGCCGAAGCGGGCTGTATTCGTTGCTGATTCAGGCATCACTCACCGCCTAGCATGTAATTTTGAGCAGAGGGCATGGCACTCCTATCGCATGTTGCTCTCCGCATACCGGGCATGGACCCGCTATGTCAATGCGTAGCTTATAAGTAGTGGTGACAACCTGTTCCCTTGCCAGTTCATCCCTGAATACCACAGCAGCTAACTTACCCCCGAGCACGTCCATTCCTTTACGAAAACCAGGACACATGCCATCTTCAAACTCAACTACGAGCGTGATTCTTTCCATCATTCAGCCTCCTGCTGCGGTGCGGCTGCGAGCATGGCCGCATAGCAATGCACTGTATTCAGCCAGAATCCAACTACAGACTGACCTGCGCGTAGCATATCTTTAGTTGGGTCAACCGGAACCATTTGCCAGCCATCCGGGATTGCCGGAGAATTGTCTGGCTCAACTGGCAGCATATCCGGGCCTTTGCGAATAGCTTTCGCCAGTTCAATAGGGTCGTCAAACAACCAGTCCCCGGTTTGCGGATGATTAGCTTCTGCCATTAGGGCGGACCACTCGCATCCGTCCTTGTAACCTTGCAGGTAGCCCGGAGATTTTCCGACCAAATCAGCCCGAACATACAGCGTGTCGTCAGGGTGTTGGTTATCACAACTCCATGTTAATTCGCTGAACTCGCCGGATGCGGGCCATTCGCCAGCGGTTTGTAACCAGATATGGTCTGGTGCATCAGCGCATGGAGAATGCTCCGGCAACGTGTAAGGCTGGCTTACCTGTTCGGTATTGCCGGACAACTGCTCTGCCTGTAGCCGGGTATTGATGTCGCCTTCAAATACTGGCAATACCCCGACAACAGCAGCCCAGTTTTTTGCCATTTCAGGGTCTGATGTCTCTTCGGTGTAATCGGCTGCTCGCCAGCCAATCAACCGCTTTGTCTGCTCTGCCTGTGCTGGCCGGGAGAAGAGTTCGGTGCCTTCTGGCAGTGGGGTATAAAACGTCGCGTGAATCCCTTTCTTATCAGGAAGACCGATATCAACATAACGGATAATACCTACCGGCTCCTGCTCTGCCTGTGCTGCTGGCGCTGCGGTGAGCATGGCGGCGCGGCAGGCGTTCCAGCCAACAGCTTTTCCGTGTTCAAACGCGCTATCAAAGTCATCATCCATTTCCATCTCATCAGGCACAGCTACCGGCGCTGGCTGCGGTAACTGTGGTGCTGCGTAGAGCAACACATCATCTGAATCAGACTCTGATGCAGGCCAGACATCAGCGCCAGCTCCAGAATCAAAGTAATCCAGGTTAGCCCGGTCAATGCAGGCTACCGGCTTCTCAGCGGCGGCGCGGTACTGCTGTAGCTCGCGCTCAATACTCAGTAGCACATAACCCGGAATCCATTCATTAACATCTGCAATGTGTGTGATTGTTGCATTGATGTATTCGCCAGTAGAATGACAACTGCCGCGCGGAGTTTCCATTAAATGCAATTTGTCGCCCACACGATATGCCCGGTCGTTTTTGCGTAGCTCAGCGCGTTTAACTCCAGTTGCTACGGCGCTGAAAAACTCAGGGTAAATTTTTAAATCATGAGTCATTGGCTCATCTGATACGCGTTCGTTGATTGTCATGGTTAGTCCTCCAGGCTGATATCGACAGCCACTGTCATTTTTCCAGCGGTCACTTCAAATCCGGTAACATCAGCCTTCAGCATGTACTCAGCTATAACCAGCGAAAGAAGTTTTAACTTGGCATCCGTGTCGTTGCCGTTCAGTTCTTCGAGCAGCTCGATAACAGGTTCCATATGGTCGCCCATCTTCATATCCCTCACCCCTCCACCGTTAAATTGATGCCAGCCACGTGACAGGCAGATTTGAACGCATCAACACATTCACTCTGTACGCCGTCAAAAAGCGCCGCCTCTGATTCCGAGTAGCAGCACTCGCACCTACCCGGCAACTTCACAGTTACCGTCCGCGCTTCCAGTTCGGCAATGCGCTTATTCGCTGCCGTTAATTCGGACATGTGCTCACGCAGACTATCTGTGGCAGCTTCCAGCACGTCCCATTCGGGATTGAAGTTTGCCAGTTGAGCTAATTTCTCTTTCAGAAAAGCCGTTTTCTTCTCCAGTTCAGCGATGCGCTGGCGGTAGTCAGCAACCATCCGGCGTACTTGCTCCAGAGGCGTAACGCTCCCGCCGTCTGGCGGGTCCATGTACTGGATGCCAGGTAACAGCTCGCAAAGTGCCGAGTTATATTCCATACGCACCAGGTCATCTTCAGATATTGGCGGGTAGTCGCCGAAATCATCAGTGGTGGTCACGCGGTCAAGTATGAAGTCGTCAAGGTCGGTAACATCCAACTCATGCTCGTAAATCTGTCCCTCGCCATTTTCGATTCCGGCCTCGGCTTCTTCCTGGGTTTCCGCATCCACAAAGAACGTCTGATACCCTTCGACATGTTTCACGGTCGCAGTGAAAAGAAACCGTTTTGCGCCACCTTCGCGCAGTTGCGCCAGTTGTTCTGCTGTCATGGTCATGCTGCGCGCTCCTTTTTCTGTTTGTTGTATACAGCCCAACTCAGAGCATCGAGTTTGTTCCGTCCGGCCTTGTCGTACATGTTGATGCCATCCTTGCAGGCGTGCTCTTGCTTCACCTGCGCTTCAAGCTCGGCAAGCTGCTCGTAGCTCAAAGTGGCAAGCTTGAGGCGATTCCAGCCAAAGTTGCGGATGCGGGTTGTGTTCACAACGCACCTCCATTGCTGTTACCGCGCAGTTGGGCGGCGTCCTCTGCTTCTCTCATAGGCTTGTGGCGTTCGCATTCGTAGTCGTAATAGCAGCAGTCAGTGAAGCCACCTTGTTCGCATGGCCCCATCCATACATGCTCGTTTTCATAGTTAATGACGTGCTTATCAACACCCCAGCGGAGGTCGTTGAGAAATCCTTGGATTGAGGTGATTTCTGCACTCACTTGGCACCTCCTTCGATTGGCTCTGGCAGCATGGTGTAATGGGTTACTCCCCTCAGGCTGTTAATTGAACGTGAGTGGTCGGCGAGCCAGATTTTGTGGATGTTGGTATCACTTCCTGCGCAGAAGTTGTGCTCCATCCATTTAGCGGAGCAATATTGCGGGCCAACATCTGTTTCGTATCTCACCCAATAGCGCCCAAACTCTGCTGGCTCATTGCCTTCAATCCAAACCTGAGCCCGAACTTCAGCCAGAAATGCGTCAGTAGCCGGCGTTTCGATGTAGCGTAACAACCGTTGCCGCCAGTCTATTTTCAAAGATGTATAGTTTTCCTGCTCACTGGCGTCATCAATGACGGCTCTTTTTTGCGCCCATGACTTAAGTGCCGCATTCTCCGCCGCCAGCGCATCACTACGCGCACTCTGCACGTCCAGCGCCGATGCAAGCTCGGTCAGCAAATTAGCCACGCTACGCACGTCTACCGCGCCGCAGTCGGCTTTTAACTCAGACGCCAGTTCATGACCGGCGCTTACCAGGGTCTTATTGTTATCTGTCATTTCCGCGCTCCTTTAATCATCAGGCTGATGTAGCGGTTATCATCCGGGCCGGGAAAACTGTGGCGTTTGAGTAACTCCGATTTGTCTGGCATAGGCTTTACTCTGTGGCGGGCTACTAATTCGTTAGGGGATATATCAGGGTTGTAGGATTGACCAATCATGATGCTTTCTCCGTAACCCGCTTAAGCGCTGTGTTTAGCTCTTCTGCATAACGTTGGGCTTTGAACGGGTTTCTGATGATTCTGTTGTTTGGAGTGCGCCAGCCTCTGCCGTTTATGGAATAGGGGAGGGTGACCGCACCGACACGAATGAAGTCATTTGGGTGTTTCATACTGGATTCGCTATTTAATTAGCAGGGATGGTTTTCCGGTTTTTATGACCGCGCCGGGTACTTCATTACCGGCTTCCAGTTGGTGTTTAATGGCTAATTTGTCTGGCTTAATGATTGTGTCAAATTCGACAAATTCTGTTGGAAGTTGTGATGCATCAGTAATTTCTACACAACGAGAAGGTGTCCTGACAGTGACCTGATGAAGGCCGGCACGAATGGATTTCTTTCCGGCTTTTTCAAGCGCTGTTGCGATATACGCCTTGATGCTGGTTACTTTGTTATCAATTGATGCCGAGCGTTCCTGAAGCTTTTTTGCCTCTTCCCTGAGGCGTTCTGAATATCCACTTTCGTTTTTGCAGATGGCAAGAAGCTGCTCCACCTTGTCCGCCAGTTCCCCTTCAATCCCTTCGAGAGTGTCGGCTATCATTTCTGGTTCAAGGTCAGAATCCAGAAGCCTGGCGTAGTCATCAGCAATCTCATACAGCTTGCTCATTTGTCGCCTCCAGTTTCGCTTTGCATTCTGCGTAAATAGCCTGGATGTTTTGCTGCAACTTCATGCCGCGAGTTAATTTGAATGCGTCGGCAAAAGTACGCTTCAGCTCATCCATGCTTTCTGCCATTTCCATTTGGTCGCAGAGTTCAGTGGCTTTATCCATAACCTCCTGCTGGCGTTGGCGTTCAGTTTCCTGAATGTCTTCATCCGGTACATGAACCATTACCGGCTCCTGATAAATCCCTTCATCTTCGTTAAGCAGGTGAATGGCGTTATCCAGACGCGCCGCCTTGGGCCAGTATTTACTTGCGCGTTTAACGATGGTCTTACGCGCCATCTCTTCCCAGAAGTTTTTCCACGGGCCATTTTTGGCTTTGCTGGTTGCCTCAGTCGCCTTGATTTCTGCCAGGCTCATCTCTTCCGTGAGATAGTCACCATCAGGCGTTTTCACTGTGCAGTAACCGCCGACAATGTCGCCACGGTCACCAAAAGCGTTGTATTTGTGGGTTGGTGCAAGGTCGAGTCCGTTGGATTCGTATGTGTCGTTCGCGTAGACAAGTTTGCACTGACCCCATTTAATCGACCCGGCTGACTGCGCCAGATGCAGCAGACCCATGTAGCTGATATCAAGGCAAACCATCCCGTCACGCGGGACGAGGTAAGCAAGCTTGCTGGCTGGGTTCAATGTGATACCGATGGCCGCCACGTTGATAATGGCGTTCTGCGCACTGGTCGGGTTGGAGAGTGCGGTTTTAGCCAGGTAATCGTTTTTCTGGAATAGCTGAATGGCAAACTGACTTTCCTTCGCCCAGTTAACAGTTTGCTCTGAAAGGGCTCCACAAAATAACGGTTCCTGTTTTTTGACAAACTCAACGATATTGAAGCTCATCACGCCGCTCCTTTATAACTGTGCCGGTTCATAAAAATACCCAGCGCGTATTCCCACTTAATGCGCTCCTCAATAACCGCGATAAACGCAGCTTCAAGCACTTCGCCATCTTCCATGATGGATACCGCATCCTTTGTGAATTCGTCGGGCTGGAAGTCGAGCAGGGCGCTAATTAACGGGTTGGCTTTGGCAGCCAGTCGGTCAACCTGATTGCTGATTTGCTCGTTATCGTAATCGGTCAGTGTCGCGACAATCTGGTCGAGTTCCTGACGTTCTTTAAATGAGAGCTTCATTGCTGCTTCTCCTGTTCTTTCTTTTCAGGCTTTAACAGGTCTTTCATCAGGCGAATAAGCGCATCGTCTGACCAGTCTTTAACAGGGGTATTCATTTCTTTCTCCGGTACCACGGAATATTCACCGCTTTGCGAATTTGCTCGTAGGCAGACATCCACATAACGCCGTCACCCAAATAACGGGCAATAACAGCTTTGTTCTGGGCTGCTTTAAGTGCTGCGTGGTTTATTTGCATAACGACCTCAACTGGCACATTGCGGCGCGGATAAGCTGGCGAACTTTGCGGTGTAATTCAGATTCAGGCGGGTAATAAGCGGACATGACGCCGCTTCCAGATATAAGATATGCGTTCATTAATTGCTCCTGTAAAATTCGCCATGATGCTTGCTGGCAAAGTTGCAGTAAGCTTGTTTGGCATCCTCTATGTCTGTGTAATATCCAAGGTGAATTCTTTTTCCGTCTAATTTACCAGTGGCTACCCATTTTTTACTTTCCCTTTTCCATGACACCCCTTTAAAACCAGAGCTGTTAAGGCTGCTTAATTTGCTATTCATGGAATTCTGTGAATAAGTCGCTATCCGTAAATTAGAAATTCTGTCGTCTTCTCTATTACCATTGATATGATCAACCAATCCTATTGGTTCTTCACCATAATAAATTATCCAAGCTAATCTATTCGCTGCATAAATCTTGCCGTTTATATAAATTCTTCGATATCCATTCGTTGAAATATGACCGGCTACATTTCCAGCCCTTCGCGGCCCGTAGCTTTTTTTCCATGTAAAAATGCCAGTTTCTGGGTCATAACTAATTGTGTTGTTAATTTCACAAATAGAAATGTTGTCAAGTATTTTTTTAATTGACATATAATATCCTTCTATTTGGTTGTGTGATTACATAACTAAGCCGCCTCGGTGAAGCGACTGAGGTATGAATGCCCCTGAATCGGCAGGGGCGACCGGGCTTAAATCAGATTTATGTCTCTTTTACCCATCGCCTGAAACGATGTGCCTCTGCGCCTGTTGAGCGCCTTAAGCCGGTAGATGTAGCGCCGCACCTTCCGCATGAAGGGCTGCGCTTCGGAGCTGAATCGCGGTTAAGCCAAACCGTTATCAGCAGAGACAGGATGAGCAGTCTTTGCATGCGTCTCCTGTTTAGAGCAGTAGTTATTCCTCGGATTTTTGTTTTCGGTCGGCGCCGTTACCTGTTACATATATCCTCCGATTATGTATGCCGCGTCGAAAAGGGTGGCAGCGGCTAGCCATGAAAATCAGTATCGATTGTTTGCATGTGGCTAATGGCTGATTAACCATTACTCAGATGCAAAGCCGCAATTAAGCGGCTATTGATTACGAATTCGATAAATTGGATTTGGGTTCGTATCGCTATCTTTAGATAGGAAGCCCTTTCTAAATAACGCCTCAGCTGCTGAGTGAGGAATTCCTCGCATGGTTAAGTCCCATGCAGTCACCCCGTCCTCATGCATGCGTTTCGCTAGATCCAGTACTTTCTTCTGCGTTTTTGTCACATTTCCTCCGGGTTTCATATTTCCTCCAGGCAAAAAAGAAGCCGCCCTGACTGCGAGCGGCAAATAAACATCAAGGGATGATTTCTCAATCTAACCAGACAGGTCTTCGTCTCCTGACTGATTACGAGCGATATTGCTCACTATCGACTCTCTGTGAAAGTCGATAAGGGGCTTATTCGCTTGGCAATTCTGGATATTCCATCCAGTGTGTAATCCCTGCTGATAAATACATTTTTGTGTATTTCTGGTTGCCATTTTCATCAAGACCGTCAGTAACATCATCGAAATAGTCTTGAATATGAACCATGTCATAGCCACCTTTTGGAAATCCATGGTTATGCCATTCGTGGCCTGTAATCGAGCAAACAAGAACAGATGCATCACGCGATTCTGGTAACCGTTCACTGCATTTAACCCACTCCATATCCCTCACCTCTTTTAACGTTGCTAATAAAAAAGGCCGCCTAAGCGACCTGTATGCATTGATGCTTCTTGCTGAAGACTCGTTTTGCCTGGATGATTTTCGAATTGCTCTGCGTTTTGTAGAACACTGCTCGGCATCGATTGCAAAACAGAACCTTGTTTTCACAGGCATCAACACCCCAGCCAACTGCATCGTTTGTTGTTCGGGTGATTGCCATGCTCACCTCGCTGTAACGTTATTTGATTTACGATATCCCGCGCTGTACATCGCTACTTCTGGCAGGCAGCGGTTATCTGCACTGTCGTAATACTTTGTGTCCTGCGCGATTAATGCCTTAGCCACACGGTCAACCTTGCGGTTAAGCTTCAGCGTGATTCTCTCCGGCTTGGCGCTGATGCCCACTAACAGGGGGTTAGCTGATTTCCAGTCTGCCTGTTTAGCTGCGCGTCGTTCGCGGCGGCGTTCTTGTGCGTTCATACATCCTCCAGTCAGTTAGCTTTTGGATGATGCGCCGCGTCGCTTATCCTCGCGGTTACCGTCTGGCGGCTGCAATTCACATCATCCAGAAGCTGTCTGCTTCGGTGTATTTGCCCTTTTTCAGGGCCATCTGTTAATGAGCATCACCGTCCTGGTGATTAGTGCGTCCTGCTGATGGGATGAGTATCACCGCAAGTGGTTTTATAGTCAACACCGCAGGAGATAAAATATTACGCGCGGTTTTGATGGTGCTGATTTATAAGGCTATTTATTTTTGTAAATGCCTTATCAATCCACTTGTGATAGCTTGTGATGGTCAATATCTGAGCGAGGATAGGCTATGAATCTGGACGAGGATCGCGTGAACATGATGGTTACAGCTATGGGTCGGGCGATTATGGAGCTATCGCTCGCCAATCAGCCGATAACGCAGGAAGCGGTCGTTGAAAAGATGGAGCAGTACCGAAAAGAGACGGGGAACGTGATTGGGAAAGGCGTTAACAAGGATGCAGCAGAGATAGTGCGGAAGGGAAGTGCTGCGATTGAGTAACAGGCAATAAAAAACCCGGCGCGGTGGCCGGGTAGTGTCTGACTAGCGGCGCTTACAAGCGCGTCCAGAGCGAGGGTGTTAGCGCTCTGACTCCAGTGCGTCAACAATAGGCTGCAGCACAGCGTCAAGATCTGCGCTGCTCATGCAGTTTTATTCCTCTACATCATTCTCATCTGGCGTTTTTAATACTGGATGGACACGATCAAGAAGATTAATGAAATCATCATATTCGTCACAGGCTTTCATCAAAGTTGTGATGCCTGTAAAGCGATTTTGTAGCATCGTAAATCCAGTGCCTTCAGAAAGAAACTGATGCATTTTTGCGCCATGCTTTTTAGCTTTTGCTCTTTCTTCTTTGAGAATTGCGCGGAGGTCTGGAGCCATTCGATCGTATGTAATGTTGTTAACAAGATGCCCAAAATACTGAGGTCTGCGCATATTCGCCTTGAAGGGAACCTTTCTAAGCCTGCATAACTCTTCAAAAAAATCAGCTGGATAAGTGCTAACCCACGGGCGCATTTCCTTTGCGATAAACTCTTCCAAAAGCTTGGCAAGGGCATCCCTTTCTCTGTCTTTTTGATATCCAGTCGCTTCATCAACCAGGGCAACCGCGCCGACGCGAGCCAATGCTTTATACAGAACGCCAGCTTTCATTGCCGTATTTAAATGATGTTTTTGTCGTAATGCGCCATCCTTCTCAGCCTCAATCCATACCTCGCATATAGCTGGAAGCAGGGTCACATCAATACCATATGCAGGACCAACACCAACTTTGTAAACTATTGGTTCAGCTAGAGCATCTTTTAACTCAACAGGAATGTATGGCTGCAACTCCTGGGCTTGAAGAACATATGGCAATTGACCTTTGTCACCACCAGGCACCCATCTCGGCATTTTAGAACCAACTGAAACCCCGAATGTTTCAGCAAGCCCACCACTACCTTGCATTGAGATTACCCGGCGACCATCTGGCAGTACAGCGCATGACACACCGCTTGCCGATTCAACTCCTGCATGAGTAGCCTTCGGTGCAGATCTAACGGCAGCAGACACTGCAGCTGCTTTAATTGCTCTTTTTTTGGGGTCCATGGTGCTCTCCTGTTGAAATTAACAACAGGTTAGCTAATTGCCAAATAGCTTGTCAATTGCTGCTTTGTAAGCACTTAGCAAAAAAAATGGATCATTGCTGGTTATGTATATGAAAAATAGATGAAAAATAAAAAATAAGTATTTTGCTTAACTTGCCTATTGCTAAAATTCAAGGCTTATTGGCATTTAGCTAATATTTAATATCTTCGCACAAAAAAAAGGCCGCATCTCTGCGACCTCTCTTCCACAATCCTCACCTACTCAAAGATATCCTCAGGCCACTGCGCCTTAACCACCTTGCCGATGATGCGGCAATTCTCGTTACAAGGGATGCTCTCATAGCGCGGGCTTGGGTTCAGCGGTTCCAGCCAGTGCTTACCATCATCCCAGGTGTATTTCTTGAATGTGACCTCGGAATCGCCAAACACGCCAGCTACGCAGAAATCTCCTGCGTCCACCTCTTCAGCCGGATCCACCAGGATAAGCATTCCTTCCGGGAAGCTGGGCCGCATTCCCTGCGGTGCGGTCATGGAGTGACCTTTGACCTCAAGCCAGAACGCGTCTTTGCTGGCTTTCTTAGTCGTCGCAACCCACGCCCTAGCATCACTTTCTGTAAACGTGCCAACTTCTGAGAACGCGCCAGCCGGAACAGAAGTAAACAGGGGGTATTCATATCTCGGGTTTAGTTTCTGATTCTTGCCTAGGGATGAATACATCTCTGCAATTTCAGCTGCAATTGATGGGCTGAAATCCTCAACCCCAACACGGAGTATCTTCGCAAGCGCTGCCGCGTTACCGGCGTTAAGCGCGTTCACGCCGTTTAATATTGATGCAATGGCAGACTGACTAACACCTAAGGCGTCAGCCACTGATTCCTGAGATAAACCCAGTTCATTTTTTTTGCTTTCATAGATGGACTTAAGGCGCAGTGCGTCCTCCATCTGCTCAGCAGATAACGGTTTCTTTTTTGTGCTCATCTGCAAAATTTATCACCGCACGGAATAAATGACTAACACCGCATGTGTTGACTAATTTACCTCTTGCGGTGATAATCAGTTTGTACATAAGGAGGTCAGCTATGACGCAACGTCTAAAGCTTAAAGATTATGCCGACCGTTTTGGTCAGACCAAGGCAGCAAGTGACCTTGGCGTTTATCAAAGTGCAATTTTCAAAGCCATTAATTCGCAGCGAGATATCACGGTAATCGTTCACGAAGATGGAACGGTGTCAGCAGAAGAGCTGAAGCCATTCCCAAGTAATCGCCGCGATAGTCAAGCCGCTTAAGTAACACCGCTCTTTACACATCCCCGCCCTGAAAAAGGGCAGTAATCCAAAAGACTACAAATCTATGCGTCACCCGTTATGGGTGTGCGCTCATTAACTATTCACTATGGAAATACTACGAAATGGAACACGCAAACAAACGCAATGAGGCGCTCCGCATTGAGAGCGCATTGCTCAACAAAATCGCATTACTCGGCACAGAGAAAACAGCCGCAGCTGTAGGTGTGGATAAAGCGCAGATTAGCCGGTGGAAACGAGACTGGATACCCAAGTTTTCGATGCTTCTCGCCGTTCTGGAGTGGGGTGTTGTCGATGACGAAATGGCACATCTTGCCCGTCAGGTTGCATCAATCCTTACCAAAGAAAAAGCCCCAAACGCGCCAACGTTTGAGGCCTGATAACACTGTGTTACGCCAACACAATATCTATAACTGGAGAATATCATGATTTTGACAGTAAGCAAAAACGCACTGCTGAGTGCAATGATTTTTCAGGCTAAAGGCGACGTTCGTTATTACCTCAATGGCGTCTGTTTCGCTCCAGACAAAAAACTCTACTCAACTGACGGCCACCGCGCCTTTATCGGTGAGCACACAACTGAAGAACTGGACGATCAGGTCATCGTCACTATCAGCGGCCCGAAGGTCACTAAGTTCGAGACCGCCTCAATCGACACTGATACCAGCATTGTTTCCTACCTTGATGAACATGGCGAGCTCACTTCTGCTGGGGTGTGCAAAGTGGTTGACGGTCGATTCCCCGACGTCGAAAGACTCCGCTCCGCACATGAAAACCAACCGGTAAATGAAATCGGTTTTAACGCCAGTTATCTGGCTGACATCGAAAAGGCTGCAAAGCTCTACAACCCTAAATTCTGCGGAGTAAAAATTAAGCCTGGCGGCTCAGAAAAGGCGGCTGTTGTTGAATTCAATAGCGCGTTCGGTAATGGGCAAGTCCTCATCATGCCAATGCGTTTTTAGGAGCTGACAATGAGCAAGCCACTCAGTCCTGACCAGGACAAATTACACAAAAACATTATTCGTGATCGCTACCTGTCCGGTTTCAAGCAGCCTGGTCGATTCCGGGCTGAGTGGGAAAGGGTTAAGCAATTATTCAGAGGTAAAGGTCATGAGTAATCTGGCAACAGTAACACCGATTAAACCTCATCTGGAGGTTGTGGAGTCACGCGTGGCAGAACTCGAAGAGGGCTATACGCGGACTGCAAATACATTGCTTGAGGCTGTGATGCTTTCCGGGCTTACTCAGCACCAACTCCTGATCGTGATGGCCGTTTGGCGTAAAACTTACGGCTTCAATAAAAAGATGGACTGGATAGGCAATGAGCAGTTTGCAGAGCTTACCGGGATGGCACCGACTAAATGCTCGACTGCCAAAAATGAACTGATCAGGATGGGGGTGCTTACGCAAGCTGGCAGACAAGTGGGGATGAATAAAAACATCTCTGAATGGAAAACCAAGTTTAACGGAATCGGTAAAACATTTACCGAATCGGTAAAACTAACCTTCACCGATTCGGTAAAATCCTCTTTACCGAATCAGTCAAACACAAAAGACAATATACAAAAGACAATAAAGACAAATACCCCCTTACCCCCGGAGGGGGAAGTGGCGCAGGTTTCTAAACCTGAAAAACGAAAAGCAGATCGCACTGACTACCAGGCATTCCTTCAGGCGTACAACGAGGAAGTTGGCGAGCTACTCCCTCACGCTGTAGCACTGAACGACACCCGTAAGCGCCGACTGAAGAAACTAATCCCGCAACTCAAGACACCCAACATCGAAGGCTGGCGAGCATACGTGAAAGCGTTTGTTGCGCAGGCTAAGCCGTTTTATTTCGGACAGAACGATACGGGCTGGGCGGCGGATATCGATTACCTGCTACGCGATAAAACACTGCTGGGTGTTCGTGAAGCTAAATTCGCTGACAAGGGGATGCAATGAGACAGGATATCGAAGCCAGCGTTATCGGCGGCCTGCTGATTGGCGGCCTTACTCCAACAGCCAGTGAAGTGCTTGCGACGCTACCGGCAGAAGCATTCTCCATTCCTGTTTACCAGACAGCCTACAGAGTCATCCAGAAACACGCATCCGTGCGTAACCTGATTGACGGCCTGATGGTTGCCGAGGAGTGCGGGGAAGGTCATTTTGCTGACATCATGGAAACTGCCAGATCATGCCCCAGCGCGGCAAACCTGAAAGGCTACGCCGGAATGGTGACGGATGCCTATCAGCGCCGACTGGTTTTGCAACTGATGGATGAAATGCGCGGGCCAATCAGCAACGGAACGCTGGACGCCTCGACACAGGCAATGGACGAGCTGGTAAAGCGTCTGGGAGCCATCAGGAAGCCAAAGCAACAGGTGCAACCTGTACGTCTTGGTGATGTGCTGGACGATTACGCCGAAACGCTGGAGAAGCGCTTACGCAACGGTGAAGAGTCGGACACGATGAAGACCGGTATCGACGAACTGGACGCCATTACAGGCGGAATGAACGCCGAAGACCTGGTGATTATCGCGGCGCGGCCCGGTATGGGTAAGACGGAGCTGGCACTGAAGATTGCCGAAGGGGTGGCTAACCGGAAATTACCCGGCACAGACACAAAGCGCGGTGTGCTGATTTTCAGCATGGAGATGAGCAAACTCCAGATCGCAGAGCGAAGCATTGCGGGCGCGGGAAATCTTTCGGTTAACGTTTTGCGCAACCCGGCGCGAATGGACGACGAAGGCTGGGCGCGGGTATCAAACGGAATTTGCCACCTTGCAGAGCTGGATGTGTGGCTGGTCGATGCCTCAAAGCTCACCGTCGAAGAGATTCGCGCAGTGGCAGAACGGCACAAGCAGGAGCACCAACACCTTTCGCTCATCATGGTTGACTATCTCGGTCTGATTGAGAAACCGAAAGCCGATCGTAACGACCTGGCTATCGCGCACATTTCGGGAAGCCTCAAGGCTATGGCAAAGGATTTACGAACGCCGGTCATCTCGTTAAGCCAGCTATCCCGCGATGTTGAGAAGCGACCAAACAAGCGTCCTACCAACGCGGATTTGCGCGACTCAGGTAGCATCGAACAGGACGCCGACTCCATCATCATGCTCTACCGCGAGGCAGTGTACGACGAGAACAGTCCGGCAGCGCCATTTGCAGAAATCATCGTAAGCAAAAACCGATTTGGCTCGCTGGGTACGGTCTATCAGCGATTCGTTAACGGTCACTTCATGGGATGCGATCAGGACGAGGCCCGGGCGGTATCCATATCAGCAAACGCACCGAAGTCTTCCGGCAAGCGTTACGCGAAAGGGGCTGACGTATGAGCACTTACCTGATGGCTTCCGGCATCGCTCTTAATGCGCTTCTGGCGATATTCATCCTGTTCATAGCATGGGTCTGGTTCATCTGGCCTGCTGTCGAAGCGTGGAGCATGACGCGCTGGTACAGGGAGATAAACCGCAGACATCCGGCAGTTAAACCGCAAAAGACGTGGCTTCATGTTTTTCTGTATTGCTATGAGGCTATGACGCGACGAGCAACAGATACGGTCGATGGGAAGGCGTCGGAAAATGGACGGTCTTCACAGGCGAAGAAGATTAACAGGGCCACTTACACAGTGGCCTTTTTATTTGAGGATAGAGATATGAAATTCATCACATTAAGTCAGAAATGCACAATATGGCAGCCAGCCAACACAATAACTGGCGGGGAGGACAAAATTATTTACGAGCCAGTTCATGTAAATTCCGAGCGCATTGAGACTATCTATTTCGCAGGGCTAACGGTACTTAAAATGGTTAGCGGAGAACGCATCGAGGTAACTGAGAGCTTTGAAGAAATACAAGCCATGATTGAAAGCGGCAATCGTCTTTGCGATGAGGTAGACATTCCCGATGAGCTGATGGAGGTGGGAGAGTGATTATTGAAGAAACTCATGAGTGCAATGGACTGACAGTAAAAGCAGACAGAAACGCAGATTTGAAGCAGTTTGGAGAATGGATTCAAATCGATAAGGACCAAGCTCGCCAGCTCATCGAAGCCCTGCAAAAGTGGGTTGATGGTGAAGAAATCAAATAGTAGCCAGCCTGCTGGCATGTGGAGGGGAATATGGAAGAGTCACGGAAACAGTTTGAGGCGTGGATTACAGAATGGTGGCCGCAGGTGAAAGGTAATATTTGTCGCGATGGTGACAGTTATTCGAATCATTTTATGAACTACGCATGGGAAGGTTGGCAGGCAAGCCGCGCAGCTATCGAGATTGAGTTACCTGAATTAGAAAAATGGAGGTCTGTTGAGCCTGTTCGAGCCCAAATCACTTATCGCTCCATGACTAAAGATCGACTTATTGCCGCTGGTCTTACAGTAAAAGGGGGCATGTGAGATGCCTACTCAGGAAAAAATAATGCTTCTTTCAGGTGACGGAATATATCGATTTGCTACAAGCGAAACAGCATTAATCTCCACTCCAGATTATTTCGTTTCTGCACTAAACAGGAAGCAACGTCGTAAAGCTATGTCCTCAAAACGCAGGAGAGTTAGAGGTGATTAATGCAAATCGAGATGATAAAGACGGCAGGGGGAGTATTCGCCCCGGCGTTTGAGCATGATTTACCCCGCCTGACCAAGTTCAAAAACGGCGAGATGTACACAGCCGAATTCAAGTTAACCAGACAGCCCGCTTTTCACCGCAAGATGTTCGCCTTCTTCAACTTCTGTTTCCAGCACTGGTGCGCTAATCGTGCCGGGTTAGAGCATATGGACGAAGCCACGCAATTCGACAGGTTCCGCAAAGACCTGACGATACTGGCCGGATTCTACGAGCAGACGGTAAGGCTGAACGGTGAAGTGAGGACAGAAGCAAAGAGCCTGTCTTACGCCAGCATGGAACCTGATGAATTCGAGCGCTGTTACAACGCCATGATTAACGCAGCGATAAAGCATGTCTTCGGCCGCACTACCGACCAGAACGTGCTGAATCAGCTATACGCATTTTTCTGAGGTGATATGACACGACGACGAAGCGTTACCCAAATCGCGATAGACAATATGATTTTCCGCGTCACAACCCGCACTAAACGCAAGCCAGAACCAAGCCCATCCGACATTAAATCATTCCCGTATACCGCTCACCTCACCCAAGTGAAATGGGACCGTATGCGTGCGAGGAAAAGACATGACTGACTACAGCAAGCTAAGTGATTTCGAAATTAACTGCGAGGTATTAGCGGTATTCAACCCCGACATTAAACACATGAGCCTCAGTGGGGATAATTCATGCTTTTACGATTGCGGCCCGACAGGTGATGGATGGAATCAAATAGACATCCCTGACTACTGCAACAACCCCGCCGACGCGTGGCCGATTATTGTCAAGAGTAAAATTAGCGTCATATGGATGACGGCAGAAAAAGAATGGTGCGCATGGTCCCATGGCGACCTTGAGGAAGGGGCGTGGCACTGGGAAAACGTGCCGGATTATTACTACTGCTGCGAATCTCAATTACGCGCTGCGATGGTGTGTTTCCTTATGGCACAGGAATCTAATCATGCTAACTCCTGAATCCTCTCACCATTACGAACAGCAATCCATTACCCGCGCTGGTTACTGCTGTAGCTGTACTAATCCATTAGCTGAAGACGAAACCTACTGTTGCGAATCCTGTGCTCTGGAGAGCGTTGTGTATCGCGACCCCAACGGATATTTAGCAGGAGATGAGGAAGATGGTTAGCAAATACAGACGTTTTCTCACTGAAAAAGAGACCGCATACATCCGGCGTGTGGCAGGTAAAGCGCCAGCCTGGGTTATTGCTCGCCAGATAAAGCGCAAAGAGAAAGACATTTTCAACTGGGGCTCGCGTAATCACGTCAGCCTGCGAGTACCCAGTCATATTATGAATAAGTACTGGAGGGGTCATGGTAAGGGCCAGGAAACCGCCTAAGCCCAAGAAATGCAAATGCTGCCCTGAAAAGTTTATCCCCCGCACTACCACACAAACAGTCTGCTCCCCCAAATGCGCACTCCAGCTCGCAAAGCAACTATCCAGCCGCAAGAAAAAGCAGCAGGAGAAAGCCGAACGTGCCGCATGGAATAAGCGCAAAGCCGATGTTAAGCCGTTAAAGCACTGGGAGGATGCAACCCAGCGTGTGGTTAACGACTACATCCGGGAAAGGGACAAGGATTTACCGTGTATCAGTTGCGGAACATGGGTAACCGTTCAGTGGGAATCCGGTCATTTCAGGTCAAGAGGCGCAGCGTCACATCTCAGATACAACGAAGACAATATCCATAAGCAATGTCACCGGTGCAATGCCGAGTTATCAAGCAACGCCATTCCATACCGTGCCGCGCTGGTCGTGAAAATCGGCTCTGAACGCGTCGAGGCGCTCGAAAACAACAACACCCCACACCGATACACCCGCGAAGAACTGAAGAGCATACGCATGCACTACAGGGCGTTAATGCGCGAGTTAATCAAAACCAGAGAGGAGGCAGCATGACGACGCAAAACACTCTCGCGTTACTCAATATGTACCGGTTGATAAACGTACAGGCAGTGAGAACGCCATCAGGAATTGTGTTTATGGGAGTGAAAAACCTTCGCGAGGAGGAGAAGAGAAATCTTCTTTCCATTCCACAAGACGAGCTTGAGTCGGCTCTAAGGTGGCAGCAATGAACTCTGTAACTCCCATCAACTCAGCACAGCAGCGCCACAAAGACCGGGAGATGCTGGAAAGCATCCGACACCAGAAGGAGAACCTCCGAAAGGTAATGGAAGGGCTGGAGCGCCTTGAACGGGATTTGCAGAAGAACCTTGGCATTAATCCGGATGGAGGCGACGCAGCGTGAGAAGACTATCACCAGTTTTCAACATGATTAATTTTGCAGAAGACGCCCATTTCCGGCGCGCATGGAAGTACCCAAAGAAAACCATCAACTCACGACAAAAAGCGTGGGTACACTACATGCTTCAGGTGTGGGGGAAGGTTAACGCCGGGGATGATTCACCGGGTGGGGCGGTTAACGTAATCGGCAGGCTGATGATTCGTAGTCAGTGGAGTGATGACAAGGCAAAGCAAATCGAGGATGTTGTCATGCGGCTGTATGAGGAAGATGGGCTTCGCGGCGATAACCTTTACCGTAAAGCCCGTGAAATAATTATCCCTCAGTCCTCAGTAAGCAACATCATCGCTCTCGCCAAAGAATCAGATGATGCCGCTTTTGTTGAGCGTGTAATGGTCAAAACGTTTCACAGGGAAAGCCCTGTTCGCGATGTAGCTATTAAGCAATATTGCGAGCGCAAGTGCACGCAAGACATTGCCAGGCTGATTAGCTCAGTAACTGGTATGGACATCCAGCAATGTCGACGGCGTGTTGTGTGGTGCGAAAACGTACTGGATGCGGAAATGTTTTATGCGCTAAAGCGTGAGATAGAGAATGAGAATTCTCTAATTGCTGCGTAACGAAGAAATATTTTCTAAATCTATTGCTTTCGCGAAATGTAACTGTATATTTATTGATATGCTCGGGAGCGTAAAGCGAAGAGCGGGGTGATGAAGTGCAAGATGACAGCGCTCATGAATCGGGGACATCGAAAGCCCAAAAGCTGAATTGTGTGGCGACAGCCAAAACGCGACTTGAGCCATCACCAAAAAATTCAAGCCACTGGTTAATTCCGGTGGCTTTTTTATTGCCTTATTCGCATCAAAAAATGATCCGAATAACTCCCGCATTCGGCTCATGAAAGCAACTCGAAAAAGAACATCCTCTTACCCTGGCTAATGCCGGGGTTTTTATTTTCAGGCCCGGACAATCAACCCCCATCGAACCTTTATCTGAGTGTCCGTGGCCTGATTTCAACTACGCACAGCACCCGCATAACAGCGAGGTGAGAGACATGTCCAATATGAGCAAATTAGCTTCTGGCGCTGCCTATGGCGCATCAGCCGGGACGGTGGCTAATGGCTTGCTGACCCGGCTTAGCCCTGACGAGTGGAGCGCCATTGGCGTTATCGCGGGCATTGTGGTTGCGCTGCTGACGTTTGCCATTAACTGGTATTACAAGCGGAAAACCACACTGGCGCAGATCGAAGCCCTTCGCAAGTGGCCGGTAAACGGTCCCACAATCGAGGAATGACCATGGCAATTCCATCATCACTGCGGAATAAATTGCTGGCCGCTGCGGGCGGTGGGGCAATGATTATTGCCACGGTATTTCTCGGCGGTAAGGATGGCGTTGAGGGGCGCAAGTACGAAGCCTATAAAGATGTTGCTGGCGTCTGGACGGTGTGCGATGGCCACACTGGCACCGACATCATTCGCGGCAAGCGTTATACCGACCAGGAGTGCGATCAGTTGCTGTGGAAAGACCTGCAACCCGCAAAGCGTACCGTGGACAAACTGGTAAAAGTGCCGCTGAACGAATACCAGCGGGCGGCGCTGTACAGCTTCGTGTTCAATGTTGGCTCCGACGCATTTTCCAAATCAACGCTGCTTCGCAAACTCAATAAGGGCGACCATAACGGGGCTTGCGAAGAGATGCGCCGCTGGGTTTACGCAGGCGGCATGAAATGGAAGGGATTGCAAAACCGTCGAGAGATGGAGCGATCAATGTGCCTGGCGGAGAGTAAAAATGACCTCTAAAGCCTGGCTGATTATCGGCATTGAATTGCTCTTGTCCGTCCTGATTATTTACGTTCTGCTCGGTCAGATAGGTGATGCAAATAAGCGCGCTGATGATGCCGAGCAAAACCTGAAGCTGGCGAACGACACCATAGCCGATATGACTGTGCGCCAGCGAGACAACGCTGCACTCGATGCGAAATACACAAAGGAGCTTGCTGATGCGAATGCTGAAAATGATGCTCTGCGTAAGCGTCTCGATAATGGTGGCAGGGTGCGCGTTAAAGGAAAGTGTCCCGCCCAAGACTACACCACCTCCACCGGCGGCGTGGGCGATGCAGGAACCGTCGAACTCGCTGACGTTGCTGGACGAAACGTTCTCAGTATCCGCGCCGGAATCATCCGCGATCAGAAAGCCCTGAAGTATTTGCAGGACTACATCAACACGCAGTGCCTGAAATAAAAAATCTTGACCGCACTTTGCAAAGTACAAAGTCCATTAAATGAGCCTCGCTGAAATGCGGGGCTTTTGTATTGCTCCAAACCAGCGCACTCGCGTGCGTATTTTCACAAGAGCTTTCCGTAGTGTGAGTCTGAGACAGGGCGGTGGATTTCATCGTTCCGCTCTTGGCCGTCCATGTCTACGCGAGCAGGCTCATACCACAGAAAGGTAAATACGATGACCAACATTATTCCTTTGAATTATGACGGGCTGAAGATTCGCTTTAATGATGAAGGCTGGATCAATGCTACTGATGTTGCCGCAAAATTCGGGAAAGAAACAACATCATGGCTTCGACAGATAGATGTGCTTGAATATATGTCCGCTCTGTCTAAAAAGCTATTCGGAAATTCCGGGTTTCTGACAGAAATTAATGAAATCAGGAAGTTAGATACATCAACTGCTGCATCACGAGCAAAAGTGCTGAGGTTTGTTAAGGCAACTCGACTTGTTGCAACAAAGACTGGCCCGCAAGGTGGTACATGGATTCATCCAAAGCTTGCAATCAGGTTTGCCCGCTGGCTTTCAGTTGACTTCGAAATTTGGTGTGACGAGCAGATTGATGCGATTGTCCGTGGTGGTTCTTTCTCAACTACCGATTCACGCATTACAGCGATGTTCCTGCTGGATGAATCAGTGCCGTGGGAAAAGCGATTTAGCGATCCATTCTATGCGGCATTATTCAAAATGTCCGGGCTTCCACGTCACAGGCCAAACCGCCGACCTGCATTGTTCGGGATGATTAGCGCCAAATGGGTATACGGACCAGTACTACCAGAGGATGTTTATCAGGAAGTGAAATCACGCCTTGCAAAAGGCGAAAAGATTCATCAGCACCTGAAGCCTGAAGCGCTGAAGCTGGTAGAGCATCAAATTATCGCCGTAACCAGTATCGCAAATGGATGTGCTGACTACCGCGATTTCGAATCCCGCTGTATGGCGGCGTTTCATGTCAAAGGGCAGATGAAAATGCTATATGCGGCAGCCTAATTATGAGCAACAGAATAATCGAATGCGCCTCCAGAGCGGGGCGCGACTTCTCAGAGTTCATGAAAGGCGAGAAAGGCATGATGGATGCGCTGGCTTCGGTGGATCAGTTTGGCGAGCAGCTACGCCTCAACGGCTGTGTTAATCATCACTTTGTCAGCTATATGATGCGTAATGCCATCATGCAGGCATTTATGGACATGGCAAACGCTGAGAAGAAAGAAGAGCGTCGCCGTAAACGAGCGGAAGCAAAATCAAGGTAGCCATTCCAAAGCTCATCCTCGGGTGGGCTTGATAATGGCTTTAACCACAGGAAAAGAACCATGGCAAAACCGGACTGGGAGGCCATTGAGTCGGCTTACCGGGCTGGCTCATTGTCTATCCGCGCAATAGGCGAAAGACACGGCGTTAGCCACGCCACTATTCTCAAGAGAGCCAATAAAGAAGGCTGGCAACGCGACCTAACCGACAAGGTAAGAACAGCGACTAAGGCCAAGGTTACCAAATCAGTTACCAAAGATGGTAACCGGGAACCACTGGTTACTGACGCGCAGATTATTGACCAGGCATCCGATGAAGCCGCCGCAGTAATTATGGCTCATCGTGAGGGTCTGGCGGCATGGCGTGGCATCACCAATAAGCTCCGCGACTTCCTCGAAGATGCAGAAATAACGGAAGACAATCACGCATCCATGTCCCGTTCAATCACTGCCGGTGTCGATGCTCAAATCAAAGTGATTAACGCAGAGCGCAAGGCGTATAACCTCGACTCTGAGGAAGCCAATAAGACGGTCGATGACCTGTCTAACCTGATGGATTCACTGTCTCAGGGGGCTTAATGAAACCTGAGCACCTCAAGCTGCTGAGAGATAAGGACTGGCGACTCAATAACCTTTACTGGATCACCGACAAAGAGGGAAAGCCTACACGCTTCAGGATGACGCCTGAGCAACGTGAGTACTTTGAAGGTATCCACACCCGCAACATCATCCTGAAGGCTCGCCAGCTCGGTTTCACTACCGAAGTCTGCATTATCCAGCTGGACGCCGCGTTATTTGAGTCGGCAAAGTGTGCGCTGATAGCCCATACGCTAAACGACGCCAAGCGCCTGTTTCGCGAAAAGGTTAAGTACGCATACGACAAGCTGCCAGCAGAGATTAAGGCAGCCAATCCGGCGAGCAACGATTCTTCAGGGGAGCTCGTATTCAAGAAGGGCGGATCACTGTACGTCAGCACCTCTTTCCGTGGTGGTACGCTGCGCTACCTGCACGTTTCAGAGTTCGGAAAGATATGTGCCAAGTTTCCGCACAAAGCCCGTGAGATCGTCACTGGTGCGTTTGAGGCGGTATCGACAGGCTGCTTTGCCACAATCGAGAGCACAGCAGAGGGCCGGGCGGGTTACTTCTTCGATTATTGCCAGACAGCAGAGAAAGCGCAGTTACAGGACAAGCCGCTTTCACCGCTGGACTGGAAGTTTTTCTTCTTCTCCTGGTGGAAGAACCCGCAGTATGCATTAAACCCAGTAGAGCCGCTACCAACGCGCCTGGTTGAATACTTCGCTGAGATGGAAGCGAAGCACGGCGTTGTTCTGAACGAGCGCCAGAAGGCCTGGTATCACGCCAAAGAGAAAACACTCGGCGATGACATGAAGCGCGAGTATCCGACTATTCCGGCGGAGGCGTTTCAGCAGTCTGTCGAGGGCGCGTACTATGCCAAGCAGTTCCGCTGGCTCTACACCAATAAGCGGATCGGCCAAATCCCCGATAACTCTCATCTCCCGGTTCATACGTTCTGGGATATAGGCGTGGGCGACTCAACGGCAATCTGGTTCGTCCGTGAGGTCGGTACCGAATTCCACGTTATCGACTACTACGAAAACTCGGGAGAGGGCTTGCGGCACTATATGAAGGTGCTGAAAGACCGCGGCTATGAGTACGGTGAACACTGGGGACCGCACGATATCGATAACCGTGAATTCGGTGCTGATGCCAAATCCCGCAGAGAGCTTGCTAGCGAAGGGTATGAGATCGACGGGCAGGTTTACAGCATGACGTTTCAGGTGGTTCCGAAAGTAGGGGTTGATACCGGCATTGAATCAGTGCGTGAGATCCTCCCGTCCTGTGTATTCGATGAGGATAAATGTGCTGAAGGCATATCTCACCTCGAAGGCTATCGCAAAGAGTGGGACGACAAGCGCGGATGCTGGAAAGATAAACCGCTTCACGACTTCACATCACATGGTGCTGACGGGTTCCGTTACTTTGCTGTAGCGAAGAACAACCATAAACAGGTCGGCGCAATATTTTTCTAAGGAGCACTCAGTGAGTGAATTAAGCACCGGGGAACAATTCCTCGTTAATGCCCTTGCTGATGCTATCGGGCGGCAGCGCATGTTGTACGCAGGCCAGCCGGGGAATACCAAACGCACGAAGCTGTGGGATGAATTTGGTTATCCGAACAACCTTGAATTCGAGCGTTACTATCGTGCCTACGAGCGAAACGCCGTAGCTTACGCCGCCATTCATAAGCTACTTGACGCATGCTGGACTGATAACCCGACGATCATTGACGGGGAGGAAGCAAAAGAGGCGACCAAAACTACGGAATGGGAAAAGGCGGTAACGAAGCTGCTCAAGAAGCACTGGCCGAAAATCAAGGATGCCGACCGTCGCAACCTTGTCGGTCGTTACTCTGCGCTGCTCATCCAGTTCCGTGACGGCAGGGAATGGAGCAAGCCTGTAGATAAAATGGTTGTCGCCAGGCTGAAAGATAAATCCATTGTGAAGCTCATCCCTGCATGGGAGTCGCAGGTTAAGCCGGGAAACTTCGACACCGATACGCTTTCAGAAACATACGGGCAGCCGGTTTCGTATAACTTCAATGAACAGCCAGTCGGCGATGACGGTACATACGGCCCGGTACGCGGCGTAACCGTTCACCCTGACCGTATCATCATACTGAGCGAAGGTTCAGAAGATGAAAACATGCTATCGGGTGTGCCTTTCCTGCGCGCTGGCTATAACAAACTTCTCGACCTGGAGAAAGTGTCGGGTGGTAGCGCCGAAGGGTTCCTTAAAAATGCCAGTCGCCAGCTAGGGATAGCTTTCGATAAAGAAACAAGGATGGAAGCGCTAGTCAAGGCCGCGACAGACGCTGGTTACAAAGATCTTGGGGAAGCACTGAACGACAAAGTCGCCAAGATGAACCGTGGCACTGATGCAGCACTGGTTATGCAAGCAGGAACACCCTCCGTACTCTCTGTTGCTGCAGCCGATCCTAAGCCTACATGGGAAGTCACCGCTAACGAATTCGCGGCTTCAATACAGTGTCCATTCACCATTCTGTTCGGCCAGCAAACGGGGCGGCTTGCCTCCGATGAGGATAAAACAGACTGGGCGAAGCGCTGTAATGGTCGGCGTTGGGGATTCCAGTCGACGGTAGTTGAAAACATTCTGGAGCGCTTCTGGAATCTTGGCGTCATTGACCCGCCTTCTTCTGGTGAGGTGACACTGGCATGGTCTGATCTGCTAGCACCAAGCGAGAAAGAGAAGATTGCCAATATGCAGGCGATGGCGACTGTGGCTAAAGACACTCAGCAGGCATTCGGCACGCCTGCAGTAGACGAAAATGAAATCCGCGCAGTGGGTGAGCTTGAACCTCGCAAAGAGCTTAAAACTCCCGACCCTGACCAGAAGGTGATTACCGATGATCCTCTCAATCCAGCAGACGAGAATCGGAACGCCGATCGTACCGAGCAACAAGGCTGACCCAACACAGTCATCGCGGCAGGTCAGCCGGATGTTCAGCGACATTGAAGAACGATATCTGAACATCAAGCGCCGTCTTAAAGAGCTTTTCGACATGCGTCTGACCGGGAGGCAGCGAGAAACCAACGGTGAGCGCTCCTGGATGATGTGCAATAACTCCGGTTCTGGCCCTTCACTCTATCAAGTCAACGCCGGAACATACATCTACGACATGACCGCCGCGCAACTGGCTGACCTGCTTCAGGTGGTGCAAACCATCCTTGATGATTCGCTTCTTGAGGGAGGAAGCCAGAATCTGTGGGCACTTGGGTATGTGGCAGCAGAGTACGAGCGCGGCACGCTGAATGCCTTCACCAACTTGTCTGTGCAGTCGCCAGTGTATGCCAGCCAGACGACACTCCAGCAGTTGTTGTCCAGTCCGGCATACCAGAATCAAATAGCCAGCGCCTACATCAGCACCTACAGCGACTGGAAAGGCATTAGCGACACTGCACGGGCCGATCTGGCTAACGTCATTGCCGACTCTATCGGTCGTGGCGTTAATCCGCGAGAAACTGCCAGCATCGTAAGTAAGCGGCTTGATGTGTCCATGGCTAAGGCGAAGAACATCGCTCAGACTGAGCAGGTTGGCGCGCTGCGTGAAGCTCAATGGAATGAAACAGAGTGGGCATCAGAAAGGCTTGGTCTTAAAACTGGACTGCTTCACCTTTCAGCACTGAAGCCGACCACAAGGCAAACTCATGCATACTGGCACGGAAAGGTCAGAACCGTTGCAGAGGTGAGAGAGTGGTACTCAGTAAAGGGGAACAGGTATCACTGCTATTGCAATCAGATACCGATATTGCTCAACGACGATGGACGCATTTTTAACGAAGGACTTTCGGATAGGCTAGCGAAAGAAAGAAGAGCATGGCAGCATTAGATTTTCATAAAAAGTAACCTCAGTACCTCAGGGAAAAATATGAAACGAAACTATGCATACACTTTTTATGCCGTAATTACTTGTTTATGCTTTTCTTTCATCGCAAAAGCGGATGAAGTGGAAGTATTGCAAGCAAAAAGCGAAATGGCTTCTGCTTTAACTAAAGCAGGGTTGTTGACTAATTCATTTACAGAAAAAGCGAAGCAGGACCCAGAATTAGCAGGTAGGGAAATAGCACAACAATTTGCTTCTAATTTAGATCAATTTATTGTGGATGGGCTCCAAAAAAACGCATCTTGTGAGCAAATTAAAATGGCTGCCTCTCGAATCATCAATGAAGGATTCAGCAAAGATGATGAAAACCTTAGCGATGTAGCAAAAAAAGCTAGCCATAACGTACAGGTTTCAATGAAAAAATATGTCGCAGTTAGGTGCGCGAATCTAAACGAATAGCTAGTTAGAAACTTTATACACATCAACCCGCCTATGCGGGTTTTTTATTGACTGAAAATAATAAATTAAGGACAACCATGACTCTATTGATGCTGTGGTTGCAGTCAAAATGCTCGCTCCAATGCGCAGCTTCGCTGGACTATTTTCCATGGCGCTATAAAGCGCCAATGCCACGAAAAATCCCCCAATGAGGACCCAGCATGAAACGCAATCGCGTTAACGTGCTGACCGTCGTCAACTCCGCTTCAAACATCACCACTGAAACCATCGACGGCAAGCCACATATCGTGGTTCGCGGCATCACGCCTGTCGTGGACGATATCGTGATGAACCGGAAGTTGTACCCGGCAGCAGAAATCGAAAAGGCCTACAACACGCTTGAGCGTAACCCGATGCCGCTGGGCCACCCTAAAGTGGACGGCAAGCATGTTTCGGCTCGTGATGTAAGGGCGGTGAACAATTACCACGTCGGTGCCTGGCTGCAGAACGTCAGCCACGAAGCAGGCAAGGTCAGCGGCGATATGTACGTTGACAGGCAATACGCCGAATCCAGTGAGAAGGGTAAACGCCTGATCAACCGCCTGGATGAAATGCTGGCTGGAACCAACTCCGACCCGATCCACATCTCCACCGGCCTGCTGTATTCCGGTATTGCCGCCAACGGCGAGTCGAAGGGCAAGAAGTACAACGAAATCGCTACAAACATGATGTTTGACCATGTCGCGGTGCTATTAGACGAGCCTGGCGCGGGGACGCCTGAAGAGGGCGTAGGCATCTTCGTTAATGCCGAGGGTGACGAGCAGCAGATCGAGACTGCTCACCTCTCTGACGCCTACGACTGCACCCGTGAAGGCCTGCTGAATAAGACAAAGTTCTTCTTCACCAACGCCTCAAACTTTTCTTTCGACGATATCCAGCGAGCCATTAGCGACCAACTTCGTGAAGGCCGTGCAAAAGATTCCTACCTCTGGCCCGAGTCAGTCTGGCCGGACACCTTCATCTATCGCGATGAAGCGAAATATTTCAAACAGAAGTACCTCATCGGCGATGACGGCAAGGCTCAATTCGTCGGCGAACCTGTAGAAGTCGTGCGCAAACCCACTGAGTACGAGATTAAAACCAACGGAGAGAACGATCCGATGAAACAACTGATTATCAATGCGCTGCAAGCCGCTGGTAAGCCGACCGAAGGCAAGTCTGATGCCGAGCTGATGGACGCTTACAACCAGATGGCCGCCGAGAAGGCAGCAGCAAAAACAGAAACGCCTGAAGAAAAGGCCGCCCGTGAGAAGAAAGAGGCGGATGACAAGAAGGATAAAGAGCAGACCACCAACAGCGAGCAGGCGCCAGCCTGGTTCGCGCTGTTTGCCGACAAGCTCAACGCCATCGAAAGCGGTCTTGCTGTGAACGCCAACAAAGAGAAAGGCGATAAGCGTGCTGCGGTGAAAGCGAAGTTTGGCTTGGACGATCTGGCAGTTAACGCTCTCGATGGCGCGGCCCTTGATGGCCTATACGCACAATGCCACACCACAACCGGCCTGAATGGTGCGTTTCGCCATACGGCTACCAATCAATCTGTCAGCGAAATGCCGGAGTAAATAATGGCTAAAGATGGAAAGCATGTAATCCACGCGGGTGGTGTATTCCCTAATCCGCTGCTCAATCGTGAGGGCGCGGCAGCGGCAGCAACTAAGCCAGGAACGATCGGCTTCTTCTCGGCGGGTAAGTTTACTGCGTCGGTAGATGGTAACGAAGAGGCGATTCTCTACGTCGCAGATTTCGACTATCTGCGTTGCCAGACGGTTGACGATTCTATTCCGGTAAATGAGCTGGTTGTAGGCATTCACCCTACACCGGGGCTTTTCCTGAACGTTCGTGCAGCTGCTGGCACCTACAAAAAAGGTCAGCCTCTGTCGGTCGCTAACGGTCAGGTGAAAGCCCACGCCACTGGCGAGTCCATCCGCGCATTTGTCGAAGAAGACACTGCGTACACCGTTGCCGCAGGCGATCTGCTGCGCGTCGTTATTAAGTAAGGAGCATCTGAATGCTTGTATTCTCTCGCTCTATCGGTGAACGCACCGGTAACCTTGAAGTAAACCAGGCACAGTTCCGTGAGCTGGAAATGGCGCGCAACATGAGTGCTCAGGCAGTAGCAGATTTCATTGCCAGAGCGCGATTTGGTGAGAATGGTCACCTCGATGCAGTAAATGCGGTTGATGATATCCGCCGCATGTACCGTGCGTATGATCAGACTGTTCTGGCGCAGTTCGAGCCGAACACCGAATTCACTCTGCTCAACGACCTGATGCCGCTGTCACGCTCTGTTCGCCTGGAAGATTCCGTGTATGAATATGCGCGCACTGGTGGGCGTGGATGGGCTCACACCTCCATGTCCGGCCAAATTGGTGCGGCGCTGGATGCTCGCGCGTATACCTTCGATGGCACGATGGTGCCGGTGCACGATTCTGGCTTCAAGTTCCACTGGCGTGACCCGATCTTCAATAAAGGCTCTGCTCTGTCGTCCTTGTCTGATGCACAAAGCGGATCGGTTAATGATGTACGCCGCAAAATCGTGGATTACATGTTCAACGGCTTCCGCGACCCAGAAGGCAACTTCGTAACCTTCGACGGCAAGACCTGGAAAGGGCTTAAGGCTGATGACCGTGTTGGTCTGGTAGATTTAGGTGCTTCCGGCCTGAACATCAACTTTGCAACCGGCGCCAACCCTGATGCGATGCGCAATGGTGCTATCGCGCTGCGTGACGTTCTGAAACTACAGAACAACCAATACGGACAACAGACCTGGTACGTCTCCAGTGACATCATGTCTAACTGGGAGCAGTACTACGACATTCAGAACAAGACCCGCACTGTGCTGGAAGAAATTCTCAAGCTGTCTGGTATTGCCGCAGTGAAAGAAGATGCTGAGTTAACCGGTAATCAGGTGCTGGTTGTTCCGCTGGCGGCTGGCGTCATTGCTCCAGTAGTTGGGCAGGCAGTGGGGACCGTTGCGGACCCGCGACAGTTTTACAACAGCGACTACGTCTGGCGCACCTGGGGGGCGGCTGGCCTCATGGTTAAGCAAGATATCAACCTAAAACACGGCGTGCTCTTCGCGAGCAGCTAAGGAGAAACTGATGGCACTGGTAGAAATCACAGCAGGTAACGTCTTCGCTGGTGCCAACCTCCGCAAACTTGAGGTTGGTGCAGTAGTTGAAGTTGATGATGCGACGGCTGAGCGCTGGAAGGCGTCTGGCAAAGCGAAGGAAACTGACAAGAAGAAGGGCGAGAAGCTTACCTTCGAAGTGGCCACACCTTCCGCGCCGTCAGCTGATTTGTCTGGCCTGCAAAAGCAACTCGCCGACGCGCTGGAGCAGAACCAGAGACTAATCGCCGATGGTAAAGATAAAGACAAGGCTCACGCCGACGCGATGGCAGCAGAAAAGAAACGCGCTGATGATGCAGAAGCTGCGTTGGCTGATTTGCACAAGAAAGGGAAATAACCATGGCTACCCCAGTTACGGCTGACGATGTGAAAGGCTTCCTCTCCGAATTGGGGTATGCCATCCCTGACGCTTTGCTTAATCCGATCCTCTGCGTTGTTAACAAAATCATTCCGTGCCTTGAAGGTGCCGGATATGACGAGTGCACCGCACAACTTATTCTGATTTACGCTGCGGCTCTGATGGCTACTTCATCCGGCGCGCGCCGTATTAAATCTCAGTCAGCACCTTCTGGTGCTTCACGTTCATTTGAGTATGGCGACGATGGCGTGACATGGCTGCGTAACACCTTATCCCGACTCGATACCAACGGCTGTACTGGTGAACTGCCCATCAGTGCTGGTAATAGTGTAGGGTTCTTCGATGTGGTTGGAGGGTGCTAATGGAATGGGTTAGCGCATCTGAGCTGAAGCCCAGCATTTTCACAAGGGTCTGGGTCAAGACGGATAGCGGCAGAGAAACCACTGGTTACGTTAACTCAGTTGGCGAGTGGGTCATCAATTGTCCGTCAATAAGCGCAACTGGTGCGGTCGTCGTTGAGTGGAGGACATAGCCTTGAGTTCAGTTGCTAACTGGTCCTATACCGCAAAAGCCACCATCTGGCGAAAGATGCCCGGTAAAGATGAGTACGGTGATCCGCTGGGTTACGCTGCTCCGGAAATCATCTTCTGCGATTACGAAGGCGGTCTGTCGAAGCGTATCGGTAGCCTGGGTGCAGAAATAGTCGTGAAAAACACCGTGTGGACTGAATTTGCAGGTGCCGGGTCTGGAGATTACCTCCTTATAGGGGAGTCTTATAATCCAGACCCGGTGGCGGTTGGAGCGGACGAGATTCGTCAGGTTATCCGCTATGCAGATACGTTTGAGCGGCTGGCGGATGATTGGGTATTGCTGACGGGGGGGTAGCGTGGGAGTAAAGGTTAAAGGTGTTCGCCAGGTAACGCGAAACATTAATCGCGTCATAGACAACATCCAGCATCGTAAAGTGGCAAGGGCAATTTATTCCGCTCTCAATATCGGTGCATTACAGGCGGCAGCATATACGCCAGTAGACACTTCATTCCTGATTAACAGTCAGTTCCGGGAGTTAGTTGTTAATGGTGCACGACTGACCGGCAGGGTTGGATACTCGGCCAATTACGCCGCCTATGTTCATGATCCGTCCATCCCGCAAAACTTCAGGCTCGCAAGGGCGAAGAAAGAGTTCCTCACTAAGGGCTTTGAAGAAAAACAAGGCGAAATTGACGCCGCTGTCGTCCGGGAGCTCTCCCTATGACACCAATGATGTTCGAGAGGGTGAGAAATCTCTTTGTGGATGCAGGGCTAACGGTCGGCTTCGATACCCAGTTGCTGATGTACGAAGACCCGAATGACCTTACGAAAGCCGCTATGGTTTTTCGTCCTGGTGGAGGGACTCCGATCCGCAATGACCTGGGCGCTGAGCATTATGTGATGGTTGATGTAATAGGTGCAAAAGACAAGCGAGGGGCGGCAACGAATGCCGTCCAGCGTATTGTTGATTACGTCCAGTCTAACCCCATCGCAGATGATTGCGTTGGCTTTATACAGAACATGGGCGGAGTTCCACCGCCGGTTTTAACCGAAGAGGGGAGATTAGTCTTCCGCCTTCAGTTTTCATGCAATTTTGGCGATTAGCCATATCCCCCAAATAACCCGCTCCGGCGGGTTTCTTTTTATCAAAGGAGTTTTGCTATGGCTAATTGCCCTAATAGCAATGAGCGTTTGTTTGGCGGCGCTGTAGTGCTCGAAGTGGCCGATGGCTGCCCTGATGCGCTGCCGTTAGAGTCGGACTGGATGGCTCTCGCTGCCGGTACTTCGAAAGGCTGGGATTTCTCCCCCAACACCGTTACCAGCGATGCCGATGATGGTGGCGGCTACGTTGAAAGCATCATCACTAACTCGGATTTCACCATTTCTTTCGAAGGTGAAGTGCGTAAGCGTGACAAGCTGGACCAGTACGGCATTGGTAAATTCATCAGCTATTTTGCTGCCGAACTGAAAGCCCGTCGTCAGCCAGGAATTTGGGTTCGAATGGAGTACGGTCCGGTAACTTTCTTTGGCTACATGGTCGTTACTGCGCTGAGCTCTGATGGTGGAACAAATGACATAGTCACTTTTTCCACTGAATTCAAAGTCGGCGACGCCTCTACCATCCAGGTTATCGAAACCGACAGTGTGGCGGTAACAGGCCTGACCGTGACGCCGACTACCAGCACTGGCGCAGCGGGCGGCACAAGCACTTTCACGGTTAACGTTCTGCCAGCAGATGCCAGCAACAAAGACTTTACCGTAGCAACCACGGACGCGACTAAAGCCACTGCAACCGTATCGGGAAACACAGTGACAGTAAACCGTGTTGCAACCGGTACCGCGCAAATCATCGTGGCAACTGAAGACGGTAATAAAGTGGCAACACACACCGTTACGATCACCTGACGGTTATTACAAAGGGTGGCTGAGGCTGCCCTTGATAATAATCGCTAAACGGAATTACCCATGACCCCACTGAAAGAGATTGGTGAATGCCTTATCACCGCCGGAGACGATGAATACTTCTTCCGCCCGTCGTTTATCAACATGACCCGCATCGGCGAGCCCAGGGAGATTGTTCAGGCGTTCTATGACCTGCACCACGATGAAGTGTCTGGTGTGTTGCAGTCGGCGCTGGAGGCCTATGGGCATATCCCTGGCTGGATGGTTCAGCACATTAAATCGACAAGTTACGGACGGAAGGCAATCATGGCGGCCATGACGGTGCTGGCGGCGTGCTGCGACCGGGACGTGACGGCCTTAACCGGGGAGATTCGCCCAGCCAAAGCATCAGGTAAGGCGTTCAAAATGCGACGCGGCGCGATGGATGAGTTCGACATGCTGGCGATCGCGCAATCGCTTATCATGCATGGCATCATCGGAAAGGCTAAAGTGCGGCGGCTTCAGCGGCATGAAAGCAACGAATCGACATCGGAGTTCAACGCTTTCGAGTACATCAGCGCCGCGCGCAATCACTTCAGCATGAACCGGGAAGAGGCGGAGAAGCTCACCATGACCGAGTTTACACAGCTTCTGGCAGCTAAGTACCCGGACCAGAAAGGTTTCACAAAAGAAGAATACGACGCCGTTACTGATGATTATCTTGCCCGTAAAGCTCGACGCTTGGCTAAAGAAAAACAAACCGCTTAGTAAACGGCTTTGCGTTGCGTTGCCAGGCACCCATGATAGGATTGAGCAATAATTTTTGATAAGGGTAAGAATGTGAAAAAGGCTCTGTTTTTGTCTGCTTTGATGCTATCCGGGTATGCTAGCGCTGATAAGCCATTGTCTCAGCAGATTAGTCAAACCAGAGAAGCTATCTGCTATAACCATCCAAATAAGCAATTGTGTGTTGATGGGATCACAAATTTAATGATTTCTGTTCGTGCAGCCGCAGAAGTTAGCGAGGCGTGCAAGGGAATTAAATCTTTAGATGATGATCAGCGCAAAGAGTGCGATAACGCAAATCTGGCTCTCCGATCTTTGAAATAATTTACCTTAAGAATCAAAGGAGCCCAAGAAATTAGCTTCAGATCATAAAAAAGCACGTTTCCGTTGCGATCAGCATTGTTGTGTATAGGATGTTTCCGAATTCTATAAAATGGACGGAAGCAATGAACAAGGCATTGATAGCAATCCTCGGCGCGGCTCTTTTGGCTGGATGTGCATCCTCTGGCAATCAGCAACTGAAGAATGAAACTGAAGTAAGTGTTCAGTCAAAGCTTCAGGAAGGTAAAACAACAAAATCTGAAGTAAAGACGTTTTTTGGCTCGCCTGATGCTGTGTCTTATACCGATGGCGGAAAAGAGATTTGGAAGTATTCCTTTGCCAAGGTGAAGATAAATGGGACAACATTTATCCCATTCTACGGACTATTCCATAACGGTACTAATGGTACGAAAAAAGAGCTAACCATATTGTACAAAGATGATGTGGTTGAAAAGTATACGATGGCTGAATCGGCGATAAATACCAAGTCAGGATGGGCCGATTAAAGGATGCGATTAAACTAACCCACCATCAGGTGGGTTTTTTGTATCCAGCTATTCTGGACAATACTTCAACCTTTTTCGACAAAAGTTCGTTTTGTTCTTTTTGAATGGCAATCATTTTTTCTTGTAGCAGTTCCAGCTCTGTAGCCTTTTCTTCATCGAGTTTTTCACTTTCTAAGTGCTTAGAAACTAAAGTGTCAATTTCAGAGTCAAGCTGCATAGCTCGATTAATCAGAAAGACTAGCTCTGCATTTATTGACCTACCATTTTCTTTAGCCCTCTCTGCGACTAAGTCTTTCAGTTCGCTCGGCATTCTTAAGTTAAAAACAGGATCAGTGCGTGCCATTTTCAAATCTCGTTGTTTGAAAGTATTGACATGGTATTACCGTGGGGCTAGATTATCAATAACCCCACCGTGGGGTCATAAGGAGTGTTCTATGAAAGATGTTCTTTACACGGGCCGTAAGAACGAGGCCTTCAATCTTCGACTGCCTGAGCGCATGAAGGAAGAAATTCGCCGCATGGCAGAAATGGATGGTATTTCGATCAACTCTGCGATAGTGCAGCGCCTGGCTAAGAGCCTGCGCGAGGAACATAAAAATGCTTGAGAAAATTGTAGCGATCTACACTGGTCATGCTGGGTTCATCAATAAACAAAAAGCACCCAAAACTAACAAATTCGAGCGCGGTTACATTTATGTTCTGAAGCTCTCGAATGGTTTCACAAAAGTTGGTAGCACTGCCGATCCTGCATCCAGAATCAAAAGCCTGCAACGCGGACTTAGATCAACAGATGTAACCCTTGACCATCTTTGGTTAAGCGTTTCTCACATTAACTATAAGGATAATGAAAAGAAGGTGCTGGCTTACCTGGAGGATAAAGAGAGGGATGGGGAATTTTTCAAGATTGAATTTGAAGAAGCTATTGCAACAGTTCTTGAGTTAGAAGTTAAAACGACCTTCTCACTGGATGAGATAGAGGCAAGGGAAGCAAAAAACAAAGCTTTTATAGATTCGTTAAATAATTTGCATCAAATGGCCCGTGAACAAAAAACTAAGGCTTAGACAGCGGTAACTGCCTAAGCCCCATTTTGCCAGAAACGTACGAGGTAACTGACATGACAAGTTTAGCAAGAAGAGAATTTCATTTCCACAATGTGGCGCTTGTGCCAGTCCATGACAGAGAAGATGTGTGGTTCACATCGTCAGACTTAGCTAAAGCACTAGGATATGCATCTACCAAAAGCATTTCCAACCTCTACGCAGGTAACTCTGATGAATTCTCCGATGCCATGTCAATGGTCATCCGGGTGATGACCAACGGTATAAACAATAACTTACGTGAAAAAAAGGTCAGAATCTTCTCACTTCGCGGCGCACACCTGATCGCAATGTTCGCCCGCACTGATGTAGCCAAAGAATTTCGCCGCTGGGTATTGGACATTCTGGATCGTGAAGTGATGCATTCGCCGATTGCCAAGCAATTTACAGATGAAGAGATTGTTGGCCTCTGCTACATGCAGTTATGGATGGAGAAAAGCCAGAAGGTGTGCAAGAAACTCTACCCGGCGCTGAAACAAATTAATTCAGAAATGAGCGGAGATATCTTCGACATCGCAAACGAAACCCGTTACATGACGGAACGGAACAAGGTACTTCTCATGCGGGAATCGAAAAATCTGGACCAAAAGAATTCTATCGTAAGACGCGCCCAGCCAATGCTGGCGAAATTACGGGGAGAAGAATGGATTCACTGATGAGCGCACGGGATGGCGCAAAGAAAAACCGCCAGTGTCAGCTGGCGGGTCATCGAAGTCTAACAACGTGTAGGAACGTATATGACTAAATTAACTGTAGCAAATCGCAGTTCTGTTGTCACTAAGATGTCAAGCCGTGAGATTGCTAAATTAACTGGTAAAAAACCAGCGCATGTCGTTCGCGATATCGAGGTTATGCTTGATGCATTGAATCGTCATTATCCAGAAATGGATGATTATGATTCTAAAGAGTTTTCTATCAAGCGTAAGGTTTATAATGGGCGCGTAGTCATCGATGAAATCAATCTTGATCACGATCTCACGATGACTCTTATGACAGGTTACAGTATTCCACTGCGTCATAAGGTAGCCACTCGCTGGCGTCAGCTTGAAACGGGTGAAGCTCTGCCTCAGAAAAGCTCTTCATACCTGCCAGAGTATCGCCGCGCTCGTGCAATCAAAATGGAAGTTGAGGCCATGACATTAGCGCTGTCGTACATGCCTAAGCTTAGCGACGTTGCCAAGCAGACGGCGATGGCACGCGCAGTAAATGATGCGGCAGGGATTGAGTTGCTTCCGCTTCCTGAAGTTGAGGAGCATCTTCATACTGCTGGCGCGATTGCCGATATGCTTGGCGTTACGCCTCAGAAAATCGGGCGGCTTTCCAACAAACACAACCTGAAAACTGAGCAATACGGCAAGTACGTTTGGGATAAGGCAAAGCACTCGGACAAGCAGGTTGAAGCTTTCCGATATAACTCAGAGGGTGTGAAGGCACTACGACACCTGATTAACGGCGCTGACGCTGCCTAGCTATATGATAACAAAGCAAAGCTCAAGTTTGAGTTTTGCAAACCAAACCCGCTCCGGCGGGTTTTTTATTGCCCGGAGATAAACAATGGCAGGCACTGTTAACGCTGGAAGCATCGTATATGAAGTAGATATTGATACCGCTCGCCTGATTCAGGGGCGCCGTGATATCGATGCTGCGCTCAATGGTCTGAATAACGGAATGGGCCGTCTGGAGGCCAGCGTAAACCGCACCGAGCGATCTGTTGCGAATATGGATCGCGCTATGTCCAGCCTCAGCGGAGTGGCTCGCGGTCTTTTGGCTGCATTGTCTGTTCAGCAGGTAGCCAGTTACGCGGACGCATGGACGACCCTCAATAACAAACTGGCTAACGCCGTGCGGCCACAGGAAGAACTGGTTGATGTGACAACGCGTGTTTTCGAGATTACACAGCAAACCAGAAGCAGTCTCGACGCAACCGCCACTCTGTATGCCCGGCTTGAGCGTGGCACGCGCGAATACAACACCTCCGCCGCAGATTTAGCCAGACTGACGACCATAATCAACCAGGGATTTGTGGTTTCCGGCGCTACAGCACAGGAAGCAGAGAACGCGATTATCCAGCTATCACAGGGTATTGCCTCGGGCGTTCTGCGTGGTGAGGAATTTAACTCTGTGGCGGAGCAGGGTAGTCGGCTGATGGTGGCTCTGGCTGACTCTCTGGGTGTCGGTATTGGTCAGCTTCGAGCTATGGCTGCTGAAGGCAAGCTGACGACTGACGTAGTGGTTAATGGGCTGCTTTCTCAGGGCGATGCGATCGGGAAAGAGTTTGGTAATACCGTTACAACCATCAGCCAGGCAATGCAGGTCGCTGGTAACAACATCACTAAATTCTTTGGCGAGAACGCTACAGTAAAATCCTTTGTCTCTGCATTTAACGACTCCATTGTTAGCGTAAGCGAAAATCTCGATTCATTAAGTACTGCTCTTTTGGGGGCTGCTGTCATTATGGGCGGGCGATATGCCGGTGCCTTCGCAATGGCAACGGCGGCGCATGCAACACATCTAAAATCAACAATTCAGGGAATAGTTGCAACTCGCCAGTCAGCACAACAAGAAGCGGCCGCGGCATCGGTTATAGCGAGAAAGGCTGTTGCAGATAAAGAAGCGGCGCTTTCGGCTCTAAATCTTGCCACCGCTGAATACAACGTAGCCAAAGGATCAGCTGCTGAAGCATTTGCCCTTGAAAACGTAATTCGTCTACGTGGTATTTACATTCAGACCAGCGCCAGTGCTGCGGTTGCTAATAATACACTGTCAGCTTCACAGGCTCGTGTTGCGGCTACCGGCTTTACTCTGGCAAACACCATGAAAGCCATAAACGTCGCGACAACGCCTCTCGGTGGGCCAATTGGTGTAATCGCGATAGTTGCTGCTGGCTGGTATCTCTATTCTCAGCGCCAGGAAGAAGCGCGCCGAGAGAGCATTGCCTTTGCTGATGCATTGCCTCAGGTAATAAGCCGTCTTAAAGAAATGAACCTTGTGCAGGCTCAGGGCGTAAGAGCTGACACAGTGGATTCAATTAAGGCCCAAAAAGAAGAAGTAAAGAGATTAGAAGAAGAGTTAGCTAATCTTGCAAACAGATATAAAGACGCGAAAGTTGCAGCGGATAATTCAACTGAAGGGCAATGGCTCAATAATGACGCCACAGAAACAGCGGCTGACCTTGCAAACAAGATTGCAAAAGCGAGACGCGATTTAGATGGTAAAACTGCAACTCTGAATCAGACGCAGGATGCTCTTCGCTTGATTAACATTCAGGTCAACGAGGGAATAGTTGATCAGATGAAAGCCGCCAGAGATAACGCCCTGGCAACTGCGGAAGCGGAAAAGCAAGCCTCATTCCTTGGTGGTACTCAGGCATTCCTTGCAATGAAGCTTGGACAAACTACTGAGAAACTCAAAGAGTTTAATTCAGAAGCTCTAAAAATAGACTGGGGTGGCAAAGAAGGCGAAAAGCTAATCAAGCAAGCTGAGCGCCGGTTGGCATTGTCAAAAGCAGAAGGTGCCGCAAGGGCTGAGTTACAGGCGAAATATGATGCAGAAGATGCTGGGATTGCAGATGAGCGGGCTATCGCAAGGTTGCAGGATGTTTATGTAAAAACCCAGCAAGCTACCGAGGCAAAAAAGGAAAAGAACAAGGAAGACCGCGCAGCGGAGTCTGCATCCAAAAAGGCAGCCGCCGCCGCCGAATCGGACGCTCAAAAGCTTCAGAAACTGAAAGAGGCATCCGAATTAACCGCTGACTCCACGGATCAACTGAGCCGCGCTAAGGCAATCCTCAATGCACAAAACTCGCTTAGCAAAAGCGCCACCCCTGAAATGATTAAGCAGGCTGGTGATTATGCTGCGAAGACATGGGACAACGCCAATGCGCTTAAAGCTCAGGCGGCTGCTGAGAAACTCATTCCAGAAACAAAGGAGAATGCCTCCTATCAGCAGGATGTTAAAGATCTCAAGGTTGCTTTGGATGCGAAGAAAATAACTCGGGAACAATATGACGCTGCATCAGAAAGGATGGCGCAGCAGCATCAGACAAATTTAGCCAAAATAACAGCAGAACAGATATCGACGAATCCAATAGCTGAAGCCAGAGGGCAGGTTGACCCGGTGCAGCAAGTTGTTAACCAGAACAACCAGAAACTGGCGCTTATGCAGCAGTACCAGCAGCAAGAACAGGCCATCCTGTCGCAGTCATACAAAGCCGGTCAGATGACTTATGACCAGTACATAGCAGCGAAGCAAGAGACTGATGCGCAATATCTTGACCTGAGAAATGCGCAGGAAACGCAGTACGAACAGGCCCGCATCGCAGCACAGTGGGAAATTTATCGCAACCAGAGCGAGGGAAACGAACTGCTGGCCGCGTCGCTGGAAGGGCTTCAGGGTGGCGCAACAAATGCCCTGACTGGTCTTATTGATGGAACGCAGAGCCTTCAGGAGGCCATGGCTAATGTTGGATCGACCATTCTTAACAGCGTGATCGGTAGTCTCGTTGAGATGGGTATGCAGTGGGTTAAGGCTCAGTTAATGGGTCAGGCCGCCGCGGCAGCATCTCTTTCTGCAACCATGGCTCAGGCGACAGCTGCCGCTTCAGCGTGGGCACCTGCTGCGATGAGCGCCTCTATAGCCACATACGGCACAGCCGCAGCGGTTGGGCAGTCTGCTTATGCGGGTTCGCTGTTGATGGCCAAGGGCATGGCGGTCGCTGGTGCTCGCGAACACGGCGGCCCTGTATCAGCCAATTCAATGTACCGCGTTGGGGAAGGTGGTAAGCCTGAAATATTCAAGGCCAGCAACGGCAGCCAGTACATGATACCGGGTGATAATGGTCGGGTGATAAGTAACAGGGATATGCAGGGAGGTGGAAGCGGCAGCGGTGTTCAAAATGTCTATTTCACCATTAACACTACAGGTGGAATAAGTGATGCAGAGTGGGCGCAAATCGAGGCTAAAGCAATTAACATCAGCAAGAAAATGGCGCTGTTCCATATAAGCGATCAGGCGAATCGTCCTGGTGGCTTAATTCAGCCGAGGACTAAACGCTAATGCCAGAAACATTCACCTGGTCCCCACAGAAGGGCTATAGCGTCGAGCGCACTCCTAACGTCGCCGTCGTTAAGCTTGGCGACGGCTACGAACAGCGCCAAACGAAGGGTATCAACCCGCTAATGGCAAGGTATTCTCTGACGTTCAGGGGGGTAGAGGACAGCACCTGTAGCAGAGCGAATACTGCGAAGGAAGCCGACGCATTTCTTAAAGCGAGGATGGCGGTGGAGTCTTTCTACTGGACGCCATCGGATACGGGGATACAGGCGCTGTTCGTCTGTCGCTCCTGGAATATGACAAAAACCGGGCCGCTCTATGAACTGACGGCCACGTTTGAACAGGTACCACGATAAAGCCGAAAGGCGGGAGAGTATTATGTCTTTGGATAACAAAGTTGAATTGCTGAATATCGAAATTAAAGAACTGCGCGGGATTATTGCTGAAACAGAAAAGGCATTTGCTAATTTTCAGGAAGACGTTAATGCTCGGTTTAAAGCGGCCCAGGAACAGACCGCAAATTACAGGTTGAAGCTAGGCGTTAACCTTTCTTAATAGTCGAAAGGTTATCTACCCATTGCTGAATGTTAGGGTTATTTAACGAGCTAAGCTCTTTGATTATTTGGTTACGATCATTCTCACTAATTTTACATGCGATGGACAACATAATCATTTTAAGATCATTAATCTGTTGCGAGATCTGCTGAGGTGAATTTGCGGGTGAATCAAAATTAAACGTTGTCTGTATATCTTCCATCATATTGAAATCCTTATTAAAAAATTTAAGATTAATCAGCCATCTCTCCCAATTGAGTGCGTCAGCGTCCCTCCGCTGACGGGCTGAACCCACAACATAACCAGGGATAGGGATATATCCCATCCTGATATTCGAACAGTAGCCACCTCCGGGTGGCTTTATTTATGGGAGATTTTCGTGCGCGACATTCCACCAGAGCTAATTATCGAAAGCGTTGACGCCGGAGTCGGCGCGTTTATAGATCTCTTTGAAGTCGATCTCCGGCCGTACGGCGGCGATGTTGTGCGATTCCACTCCGGTACCAACGGCTTTTACAACAATGTTATCTGGCGCGGTAACGCCTATCCCGCTTATCCCATCGCTGTCGAAGGCTTCGAGAGCCGGAATGAAGGTACCTATGCGCGCCCGGTTATGGCTGTCGCGAACGTCACGGGTATGATTTTTGGGATGAACCATGATTTCGACGATCTGCTGGGTGTAGTTGTCACGCGCCGCCAGGTGCCGGTGAAGTATCTTGATGCGGTTAACTTCCCCAACGGTAACCCGGATGCAGATCCTACTGTGGAGGCAGTGTCCCGTTACGTTGTCGAGGAGATGACAGAGGAAACCTCAGAACAGGTGACTTATTCCCTCGCAACGCCGGTGGACTGCGACAACGCTATTATTCCGGCGCGGACTATCCTGGCGGATGTCTGCCAGTGGGTGTATCGCGGTACCGGCTGCAATTACGACGGACCGCCGGTCGCCGATGAACGGGACAACCCGACCAGCAACCCTGCGCTGGACAAATGTTCTCACCGCCGCACAGGTTGTCGCTTCCGGTACCCGCGACCATACCCCATGCCAATCAGCAGTTTCCCCGGTTCACAGAAGGTTTCCTGATGCAGGAATTACTCGAGTATGCGGCCTCGTCGCAGGATGAAGTGTGCGCACTGATAATCAACGATACCCGCGTCTACCCGTGCCGTAACGTCCATCCCGATCCGGCTCACCATTTCCGTATCAGCGATGAAGACTGGCTGGCAGCGGAAGAGGCGGGGGAAGTCACTGCGGTATTTCACTCACATCCGCAGGCGGTACCGGTGTTGTCAGGTGCTGATCGTGCTATGCAGGTCATGACAGGACTGCCCTGGTGGCTGGTGTGTAACGGCGAGCTGCGAAAGTTCCGCCCGGTAGCGCACCTGCTGGGCCGGAGGTTCGAGCATGGGGTGACGGACTGCTACACGCTTTTTCGCGATGCGTATCACCTGTGCGGCATTGACCTGCCGGATTTTGCGCGGTCCGACGGCTGGTGGCTACGAGGCGAGAACCTCTACCTGAATAACATGGCGGCCAACGGTTTTCATCAGGTTTCTGCCAGCGAGGCCGTACCCGGCGATGTGATTATCCGCCAGCCCTTCCCGGGAGTCGACCCGTGCCATGCGATGATCCTGCTGGACGATAACATGGTGCTTCACCACGACCACGCAGGGCACCTCAGCAGGCGTGAACCCTTCCGCATGGCTTACATGAAACAAACCCATTCCATCTGGAGGCATCACCTGTGCTCATCTTTAGATTTGCGGGGCATTTCCGCAGACATTTCCGCCAGGTCACATTAAACGTCGACACCCCCGCCCAGGGGTTGAGATTACTGCTGGCCCAGTGTCCGGAATTTAAAAAGGACTTTATTAAATCACGGGTACGCGTCCGGATTGCCGGTGAAGACGTTGCAGCAGACGCGATGCGCTGGCACCTGGACAGGCGTCTGGCTGATTGTTCCAGTGTGCTTTTTGTGCCGGTGGTTGAGGGGGCAATTACCGCAGCTGCCGCCATGTGGGTCGCTGTAGCGGTAAGTGTCGCCTCCATTGCCTACAGCGTGTACATGTCCCGCAACATGAAAACCAAAACCTCAGCCGAGGCTGCGGAAAACAACACCATCACTAATAACTCTTTTACCAGTGCGGAGAACCGCGCCGGGCAGGGGCGGCCAGTGCCGATTCTGCTCGGAGAAATGGTGGTGGGTTCAAACGTTGTTTCCCTCGGTATCGACACGACAAACAACCAGGACTGGACAGAATCAATAAGCTAAGGCGGAAATATGTCATCAGGTGGCGGCAAGGCATCGACTCCGAAACTTCTCGACGATAACCTCAAATCAAAACAGTTTTACCGCGTGCTGGATCTCATCAGTGAAGGTCCGATTTACGGACCGGTTGACCAGTCGTACCTTTCTTCTTTCATGCTGAATAAAACGCCCATCACCGATTCTGCCGGCAATGTCAGCGTGAACGGCGTGAGCGTCGCCTGGCGCCCCGGCTCGGAATTTCAGAGCCCCATTAACGGCTTTTCCGCCATCGAGGCGACAAGCATCGTTAATACAGAGGTGACTTTCAACACGCCACTGGTCCGCACAGTCTCCGATCAGGATGTCACACGCGTGAGGCTGAATATCGGCGTGACGGGGCTGGTCGAGCAGGACACGAAAGGGAACCAGAAGGAAACCTCTGTGACGATGGTGATCGAAACACGCGTTGCCGGCGGGGCGTTCATTCAGCAAAAAGTGGTCACTATCACCGGGAAAATCTCTGGCGAATATCTTGAGGCGCACGTCATCGATGCGCCGATAACGAAACCTTTCGATATCCGCGTTCGCCGTATCACGCCAGACAGTGGAAGCGATCTGCTGTCGAACGGTACCATCTGGAACAGCTTCAGCCAGATTACTGACGACAACCTGAACTACCCGTTTTCGGCGATTGCCGGTGCGGTAATTGACCGTGACCAGTACAAGGACACCCCAAGCCGCACCTATCACCTGCGCGGCCTGATTGTCGATGTCCCGGATAACTACGATCCGGTTGCCCGCACGTATACCGGATTGTGGCTGGGGGGATTTAAGAAAGCGTGGACGAACAACCCGGCCTGGCTCTTTCGCGAACTGGTGAAAAACACGCGCTTCGGCCTGGCCCGGCGTGCGGGTTATGTCGATGTCGACGACGGCGCGCTTTATATCCTTTCACAGTACTGCGATCAGCCGGTGAATGACGGCTACGGCGGGAAAGAACCGCGTATGACGCTGAATGCCTACATCACCGAGCAGGCCAGCGCCCGCGACATCCTGGATAAAATAGCCGGGATGTTCCGGGGTATCGCCCTCTGGGATGGCCTGCGCCTCACGGTCATGCTGGATACACCTCAGGACCCGGTTGCCACCATTACCAATGCGAATGTTGTCGACGGGAAATTCAGCCGCAGCTCGGTTAAACGGGCCGAAAAATACAACGCGGTGGTGGTGTCCTGGACCGATCCGGATAACGGCTGGGAGCAGGTGAAGGAATATGTTTCCGACGATGCCATGATCGCGCGTGGGAACTATAACGAGACGACTATCGAGGCGTTCGGCTGCACTTCGCGCGGGCAGGCCTGGCGAGCCGGTAAATGGTTGCTGGAAACCGCAAAACGGGAGAGCAGCCGGTTAACTTTCCAGATGGCACGGGATGCAATCGCCTTCACACCGGGTGACGTCGTGGAAATCATGGATAACGACTATGCCGGGACACGTCTGGGGGGGCGTATTGTCTCGCACTCCGGCGCGAATATAACTGTCGATGCGGACGTCTCCAGTCTGGTTTCGCCTGGCGACTACATGTCGCTTATGGGCAGCAATGGAAAGTTTGTGAAATATCCCATTGTTAGTGTATCCGGGCGCGTCATTACTTTGCGCAGCGCTCCAGCCTGGGTGCGTGATGGAACAGTTTTTGCCATATCGGTCAGTGAACTGTCCGTCCGCCTTTTTCGTATTCTGAGCATTTCTGAAACAGAAAATAACTCGGTTTACAGCATTACGGCGGGACAGCACGACCCGAACAAACAGGCCATTGTGGATGAGGGCGCTGTGTTTGAAATGCCCACCGACACCCTGAATGGCTACAGGGTACCGAACATTGAGAACCTTCGCATACTGAATACCAACAGCGAAACTGTGCAGGTGACGGCGACATGGGAAACCGCCACCACCACCAAAAAGCTGGTGTTCGAACTGTATGTCTATAACGAAAGCGGGGCGGTTGTTGCACAGTATGAAACCGACCAGTTTCGCTATGACTTCTACGGACTCAATGCCGGGAATTACATGCTTGGGGTACGTGGCCGCAACGAGAACGGCATGAAGGGTGCCGAAACCCAGGTAAACCTGATTATCGGGGCGCCACTGGCACCTTCCTCCGTTATCTGGACGCCAGGCATTTTCTCAGCAGATATTGTCCCGGTTATGCGTGTTACTGCCACCTCAGACACCACCTTTGAATTCTGGTACAGCGGTGAAAATCGTGTTCTTAACCCGGCGCTTATTGAAGACCAGACCCAGTTCCTTGGGCGATCAAGCCAGTGGAATCTTCACGGACTGAAAGCGGATACCACGTATTACATGTACGTGCGGACGCGCAACGCGTTCGGCGTGTCGGGTTTTGTTGAGGCATCAGGCAAGGCTTCGTCAGATATTCCGGGCATGATCGATTACATCGATGAAGCGGTGCGTGATTCAGAGGCATTTAAGAATATTCAGGCCGGAATAGATTTCAGCCTGGAAGCGACAATGCAGAACACGCTGGCACAGGTGGAAGGGGCGCAAATCCAGTATGAACAGGTGGGACTGGCGCGTGCGGAGATATCGCGCGTGCAAATCACCCAGGCGGATGCGGAAAGGGCGTTTTCTCAGTTTCAGGAGCTTGTGGCTGTTCAGTTTGGCGATGCGGCTGCGGAAATCAACGAGGTTAAAACCGCACAGGCAACTGCCGATGAGGCATTCGCTGAGTACCGGCTGTCAGTGGCGGCCGACTTTAACGGTGTTAAAAGCAGCATTACAACCATTCAGGAGGCGCAGTCTTCTGCCGAACAGGCCTTTGCACAATACCAGACGCAGGTAGCAACCCAGCTCGGAAACCAGCAGGCAGCCATTAACCAGAAGCTCACTTCTGTAATTACCGATAACGGTACCGCAAAGGTTTCATACACCCTGAATCTTGGCGTGCGGCGTGGCGAGCAGCTCTATAACACGGGCTTCGGAATGTCACTCGAGCCAAACGGCAGTGGAGGGTATAAATCGACTGTTGTTTTTGCTGCTGACCAGTTCGGTATCTATTCCGGCAGCGATCCGGGCAGTTATGAAGCCGCGTTCTTTGTCTTCAACGGTCAGGTGTTTTTACGTTCCGCGTTTATCCAGAATGCCAGCATCGATAACGCCAAAATCGGGCAGTACATACAGTCCAACACATGGGATGGTACCGGCAATGTGGGCTGGCACATTAACAAAAGCGGGTTTGCGTGGTTCGCCGGCGTAACCGTCAGGGGAACCGTTTATGCCGAATCCGGCTCCTTCAGGGGCACGGTTTATGCGACTGATGGTGAGTTCAGAGGCACTGTGTACGCCAGCGGAGGCAAATTTACAGGGACGGTGGAAGCCAGCAGCTTTATCGGCGACGTGGCTAACGGCATGGTATTTGATGATGCGCCGAACGGTTATGTTCGGTCCTTCCAGTATGTTGACAGCGCAACATTCAACCTCGCAAAACAAGTCGTTGTAATGATGAACGTCAGGGTTCAGGGAGCCAATAGCGGCTCTGTCGGGGCGATTGCCACCATAACGATAAATGGTGTCTCAAGGTCGTTTAACTTTAATACCCCTGGTTCCGGGGTGTTTTCGGCAGCAGTTATGCACAGCGTGCGCACCTCTGAACGGTTAATCAACGTGTCATGCGTAGTGAACGCAGATCAGCAACTGCCGGGCGCAGGTGCGTCGATATCCTCACCCACCATGCTCATCCTGCGTGGCTCCGGCTCATTCGCGCAAACCGCTTAAACTAACCCGCTCCGGCGGGTTTTTTATTGCCTGTAATCAGGAGAAATTATGTCCGCAGGAACTCTTAAACTGACCAACAATTCAACGGCGGTGGTTGGTACCAGTACGGTATTCACCACGGATTTAAAACCGGGCGATTTCATCACCGCGACAATCGGCGGCGTGTTGTACACCCTGCCGGTTGATACCGTCACAAGTAATACAGCCGCTACTCTGGTCAGCCCGTTCACGGGGCCAGCCACCACGGGTGCGGCGTGGGCAGCGGTGCCCCGTAAGGTGCTCAGTCAGGTCACGGCTGACCTGGTGGCGCAGACGACTGCTGCAATGCGCGGGATGAATAATGACAAAGCTAACTGGCAATCATTTTATTCTGCTGCCGGAGATATCAACATCACCCTGCCGGACGGCACAAAGGTTCCGGGTCCGTCATGGGCAAAAATGGCCGGTCTGGTCAGTTCCTCTCAGCAGTGGCGCGGAAACCTGCCCGCTGCAGCAAACCTGAATGCATACGGACCGACGCCCGATTTTACCGGGACCTGGAACCGCTCATCAAATACCAACACCACTGCCGCGTACGGGTTCCCGGAGGACAACGGGCAGGGGATTCTGGAAGTGTTTGCCGGTGGACGCTACGGAGGGATGCAGCGCTATACGGTCTCGATGAACGGCAACGTTTATGTCCGCTCGCTGACTGGCGCATGGAACGGGGCTGACGGGCCATGGTCCGACTGGTCGCCTGCAGGGATTCAGACGCGGATGTCGTTTTTTACCGGAGACCTGAACACGCTGAAGGCACCGGGTGAATGGTCGGTTACCACACCCTTTAGCGGCGGCCCGACGGACGTTCCGGGTATCTGCGAAGTTATCCCGCGGCTCAACGGTACCGGACTGCTTCAACGCTATACCGCGATCGCCACAGGTGCTGCGAGCATTAACCGCACCTGGCAGCGTACGTTATCCGGAACAACGTGGTCCGGATGGGACCCTGTAGGGATTAAGCCCCTGAATGATTTGGGGATTGGTGTAAATACTTTCACAGTGATGTCATCATTTGACTGGCAACAGATGGATTTTTACACGGCAGCTAATCACCTTGTAATTTTTTCCAGCATGACTAATACCCCCTCTGGTATTTCATACACGGCCGGGACTTATGTTTGGGTTCGTGTGGTAGGTTCAAACGGTCAGTCTATCAGCGTGGAATTAGTTGCCAGCACAAGCGTTGATGGTAATTACAAAATTTATGAGGTCTTAATTGGTGGGACAAAGGGCGCGCGTACTTTCAGTGTGCGCCAGGTGTTCACCAGTACCGACGTGGTTCCGGTAGAGAATGGCGGAACAGGCAGGAAAACTCAGCCTGAAGCGCTGGCGGCGTTACTCGGAAACAGTGCTGTTCCTGTTGCCAACGGCGGAACAGGCAAAACCACCGCGGCAGATGCGCTTGATGCGTTACTGGAAAGTAAGCCGCTTCCGCCTGCCAGAGGCGGCACGGGAGCAACAACAAAAGAAGGCGCACGGTCAGCTCTTGGCGTGGGGTGGACAACCAGTACTGTTAATCCCGGCGGTGGTGTCTTTCGTGTACTTAATTACGACGATTCAGGCATGATGACCATTATCCGGCGATTTTCGGTCACTGTTGCCGGTATGAGTGCCGGAGGATGGGATTACAACTGGTCAACCGAACTGGGAGTGTCGTTCAGCGTGTACCCGGGAATATCTGTTAACGGTGCGGGCGGTAATTCCAGACAGTGGGACATTACCACTGAAAATGTGACGGGTCAGGCCGTGGGAGGTTATATCTTCAATAATATGACATCGCCGGTCACGGTATGGATAACAGTTTTAGCCACGGGAATTAAAGCATGACTAATGAAAAGACAGCTGAAAATGACACTGACTCAACTTTTATTGCTGATGACGGGCACATCGAAAACTCCGGGGTTGGCGTGGCAGTCAGTTACGAGAAATCAATGGCGCTTCGCCTTGAGTTAGCCATGGCGTCTGTCCAGAGATATAGCGCGCTGGCAGCCTTCGACCCGGATGCGGGTGCAATGCTTGCACAGTGGGGAGCATATTATTCAGAAATTAAAAATGAAATCAGTGCAGGTAATTTTGAGGGGGCGTATGACATTGCTTTACCCGTAAGCGAACAAACCCAATGACAGTAACAACAAAATTTTTAAATCGTTAAATCAGAGGGTTACTTCTGCCGCTCCAATTGATAGCCAAACCCGATATTGATCGGCTTAATGATTGAAACTACTGTATATAAAAACAGTATAACTGTCAGGAGTCGATTTTTATGGAATTTTACACGCCAGCAGAACTGCGCGGCATTGTCGCGCTGCCGTTATACGGTGACCTTGTCCAGTGCGGGTTTCCGTCTCCCGCCGCCGACTATGTCGAGCAACGCATCGATCTGAATGAACTGTTGATCCAGCATCCCTGCTCGACGTATTTTGTGAAGGCGCCGGGGATTCAGTGATTGAAGCGGGTATCAGCGACGGCGATCTGCTCGTGGTGGAGAACAATTCACAACAGCTCGAAATTGAAGCACTTAAATCAAACATGGAAGAGCTGAAGAAAATGGAGGAGGGGCTTATTAATAAGTAAGTCTTATCATCAGAGCGCCCTGCCAGGATTACCGTAGAGAAAAAAGCCCGCACGGGAGCGGGCAAATAAATCCCTTAGAAATGTTATCAGTCCTGCGTTCAGGGCGCAGGTATATAACATAACGGCCGCAAAACTTTTTACTTTAGCGAAACATTTATCCTTCACGGGTTCCGGCGGTTTTTTCTGTCTTTAACACCCCACCAAAGATGAGGCTCGCTGTTTGTTTTTGGGGCAGGGTATCCAGCAGCAGTGGCAGATGAAAAGGGACATGCTTTCGCCGCGCTATACTACGCGCTTTTCGGATTTGCTTGTTGTTAAGTAAATTGGCAGGTAAGGATGGCGGGATGATGAAGCGCCGGTGATGTGAATGGGGCATGGATGGGACAAAAACACCTGTACGAACTAAGGCGAATTTGGATAGTGCCGTTTTCTGACAACTGCAATCATCTGTTATTTAATGCGCTCTTGGACGATCTAAGTTGATTAGAAAAATTGTACTGTCATGTGATGAATATGCAGGTGTAGTTGCCGAAACCTTTCGCTTCGGACAGAGGTGCATTTTTAAGTTTTATGAAAGGGTTCCGTTTGCTTCAGGCAGCGGGGCTTTTTATTGTTAAAAGCTTATTCAACCCAAAAAAATGCGCCGAATAACATACGCATTCGGCACATTCGGTTACTTGTTAAGTGATTCAGCGTAAAGCCTGATTGCTTCGCTAATGACGGCGGATTGCGGCTTCCCTGTTTTATCTGATAAGTCTGCAATGAGAGAGATAATCTCCTCGGTAAGTTTGAAGCCTTTGCTTCTAACCCCTCGTTTGAGATCACTCTTTAACTGAATTGCGGTAGTTGATTGGGCCATTTTTCGACCTTATATTTGAGTTTAGGGTTGGAGGGGATTTTTTCCCTTCTTCTGACTGTCTTAGTAAGCTGGCAGCTAATTACTATGGAATCAATCAGGATGATGAATAACTTCATCATAACCCTTTCTTCATGTTGGGCTCCGCTTCGGTGGGGCCCTTCCCGTTTCTGCGGCATGCTAATGTGATTAGCATTGGTGCACCTATACATTAGCGCAAGCATTTTCTCACTGAAACAGAAGAAATCGTGCTGCTGATGCCGAGCAAAGCCTGAAGCTGGCGAACGCCACCATCAACGACATGCAGGTGCGCCAGCGCGATGTTGCAGCGCTGAACGCTAAATACACAAAGGAGCTTGCTGATGCGAATACTGCAAATGATGCTCTGCGTAGGCGTCTCGATAATGGTGGCAGGGTGCGCGTGAAGGGAAGTGTCCCACTCAGGATTACACCTCCACCACCGGCAGCATGGGCGATGCAGGAACCGTCGAACTCGCTGACCTTGCTGGACGAAACGTTCTCGGTATCCGATCCGGAATCATCCGCGACCAGAAAGCCCTGAAGTATTTGCAGGACTACATCATCAGGCAATGCCAGTAACTACTTAAAGTATTTATCCATGGGGTCGTAATGCTGGTATTTTCTGTAAAAAAAGAGCCAGTAGACAAATCCTATGGCAGCACCTAGCCCTGCCATCATGAGATAAAGATCCTCGCGGTGGTTAAGCAAGTCAGAGAAGGAATATGAACCTTTCCATATATCAATAAGGCTACCGCCAATCACCACATCTAAAATCAGGGCCATCAGTGGCAGGGCAATAGCATATGCCGCCATGAGGTAGAACAGAGCTCCAAGTCTGTACTTGGTATTTATGTGCAT